GGAAGCGGCCGACGACGTCAGTGGGGAGACCTTCGATCCGTCGGAGGACAACGTCTTCGACGAGGACGCCCAGTACGAGCGGCAGCGGGAGGTGAGGAAGTGGGGGCAGTGAAGAGGTCGACGATGCCCTCGTCATCCACCTGGTCGACCCCACGTCGGACGGACCAGCGCAGTCGGACATCTTCTGGGACCTGTGGGACCTGCCTGACACGATCCCCGGTGTTCGGATCTACCACCACAACCACCTCTTGACGAGGAGCGCGACATGAAGCCGTCCGCCTACGAAGCCGTCCAGGACGTGCTGGACGCCTCCTCGATGCTCACCCTGGCACTATCCAACGTCACCCCCGGCACGCGTCTCACAGCGCTGGCGGAGCTGCTTGACGGGGTGCAGCAGAAACTGTCCCGGGTCAACGCGCTCCTCACGATGTATCCGGACCTCACGCTCGAGTTCACCCCCGGTGAGCAGTTCACCGCCGGTGAGTCCAGCGAGATCGCAGCCTTGGCGGAGGCTGCGATGTTCTCCATCCCTGACCGGCTCGACGGTCTCCTGGTGGCCAACGCCAAGGACGGCCGAGTGATCAGCAGCGAGATCGCGGCCGCCCTTCACGAGCGTCCGGTCACCTTCGTCTGGGACGCCGCGGCTCGGCGAGGAACGGTCGACATCCGACCGCTCCTGTACTCACTTCTCGACCAGATCGACCCGCACGGTGAAGACGCCCCAGGTTTCTGGGGGGACAACGACGACGACAAAGAGGAGGACTAAATGCCCATGCCGAGGGAGGTACTCGCTCGCAGGATCCAAGCGATGCCCGGCGCCAAAACCGGTGACCGGCTCTTCGAGGGCACCACATACCCGCGCAACTGGGATGAGTACGTTGGCCAGAAGTTGGCCGTGGAGCACATCAAGGGCTCGTGCGTGGCAGCGAAGATCCGCGGCGAGCGACTCGGCCACGTGCTGATCGCAAGTGGTGCACACGGGATCGGCAAGACCGCAGTCGCGAAGCTGATCGCCCAAGAGATGGGCGTCGGGCTGCTCGAGGTCCAGGGTGCGATGAACCTCCGTGAGGGGCTGCGCGTCTTCGCGTCCATGGCTGACGGTGACATCCTGTTCTGGGACGAGATCCACCTAGCCGTGGTCGGCGGCAAAAGCAGGGCGGAGTGGCTCCTGCCGGTGATGACGGAGGGGCACATCGTGACCCCCACGGGCGCTGTGATGATCCCTGACGTCACGATCATCGGCGCCACGACGGACGCTCAGAAGCTCCCGCAGACGATGCTGTCCCGCTTCCTGATCAACCCGGTGCTCGTCCCGTACACCGACGCGCAGGCACAGGCGATCGCGAAGGTGTCCGCCGGCAAGATCTTCACCCACCCGTCGCTGGATCTGCCGAATGACTGGGTGCTGCGAGTCATTGCGAGGGCCGCCAACAACAACCCGCGCGCGATCGCCAAGCTGCTCAGCACGCTGCGTGACTCCGCCCTGGCGGGCTTGTGCTTGCGGACACCCAACGGTGGGTACTCGCTGGACACGATGTTCCGGTGGGCCGGCGTCACTGCTGACGGGCTCGACACCCTCGCCCAGGACTACCTGATCGTGCTGTCCACCCAGCTGAACGGCAAGGCCGGCAAGGACGCCATCGCGTCAGCACTGGGGGAGCCGACTCTGCCCCGGTACACCGAGCAGCTGCTCAAGGACAAGGGGTTCCTGACGGGCACCTCCAGCGGTCAGGAACTCACTGGTGAGGGTGCTGCTCGCGCCCTCCAACTCACGCTCGCCAGGATCGCGCAGGAAGAGGAGAAATGACCAATCACATGTTCACACTGCACCAGGCGGGCGCCAACCCGAGGATGACGCAGGTGAACTTCCCGAACGTGACCTTCAAAAAGGTCACCATCACCCGCCCGCCCCGCAAGGCTGAGGTAGACACCATTCGGAGAAGCAGGATCCCCGAGAGTTCCGCGCATCCCTACGAGCCGGACGGGGTTCGTAGCCCGCTGCATACCGACCCGATGTGCCGCGCTTGCAGTCAGCCCAAGAGCCACTACCTCCACACCATCTCGGACCTGACCTTCCATGCAGGGGACATCCTGCGCGCAGCGTGACGTTCTGACCGATACGTCAGACCGGCGGGGTCCTCTTGGGCTCCGTCTTTTCCATGCCTAAAGGGACGTTAAATGAGTTAACTCGGCAAGTATCTTGAAACCACCGGCAAGTTGCCGGCGGATACCGTCCTGGGTGACCTCACCATCACCACCGTCACAGAGGGGGCATACGTGAGAGAGGATGTCGTGGGACTGTTCGAGGATCTGGACCTGGACCCATCGTTCATCCCGCCGACGTCGACCGCCATCGACGCGTTCAACAAGGCGACTCGCCGCAAAGATCTGCAGTACGAGATGCCGAACGGTTCGATCGGATTCATCCAGGTAGACCAGGTCACCTCACCAAACCCGGCTGAGATGGTCGGGCGAATGCTGACCCGCCGGGAAATGGTTCGGTCCAAGTCGATCCTCGACTTCTCGAAGGTGGGCGAGATCCACTTGTACCGCGGCCCCCGCCGAAGCGGACCCACCAGGCGGGTCGACGACACAGGCGCCCGGCTCCTGATCTCACTGGCAAGCAACGACCCAGAACTCAAGATCAGCCCGGCAGAGAAGCACACGATCACACAGTTCGCGTACGGGATCCAGCAGGACTACGAACGCTACTTCTCCACCCTGGATGGCAACGCGATGCGCAAGCTCTTCCGCTGCTACCAGCGGCGCCGGCTCGCGGCGACGAAGATCAAGGACTCGTTGTACTTCATTCCCGTGCAGTTCTCGGGTGAACTCGCCCGGCTCAAGGAGGCTGCTGACAACATCTCTGGATGTACGTTGGACCTAGTGCCGCTGGTCGATATGGTTGCCCAGAGGGATCACGTCATCAGGACCTTCCAAGCAGAGACGGAGGAGACGATGCGCGCTCTGGTCGTCGAACTTCAGGAGGCTCGATCGAAGGGGCGCGTCTCCGTGACCATCCTCAGCCGGCTCCGTCAGCAGTTCGACGACCTGATGGGCCGCGTAGACACCTACACCGACGCACTCGGTGAGGCATCGATCCGACCAAGCAGCACAGCCGACGTGGTCAAAGCTGCATTGGCAGCATTGTCGAGTGACTTCATCAACACCAACAGAAAGGATCACGAATGGCTATGAACGACACCAAGCCGCAGACGACCCGGGGCCTGAACATCTTCCGCGACGCCACCAGGGACGCCGAGCGGGTTGCGCTCCAGGTCCGCGTCATGAACGGGAAGGTCCTCGAACCGATCGACATCTCGCTCCTGCATGGCGTCATCCAACGTCACCTGGCCTCCCTACTTAGAGTGATCAACGTCGAACTGCACACCGGCGACGTCTTCGACCTGGACATCGAGCCGATGACCCCACCGACAAGGCCGCGCATCGAGGTCGAGGTCGGCATGAACGAGGACGTCATCGACGGACTCGAGGAGGAGGGCTTCTTCGACAAGTTCGAGCCGGGGGAGGAGCGGTCTCGTGCGCTCCACGCCATCGCCTGCATGGACGAACTCATCTTCAGCGCCCAGTTCATCGAGCACGACGGCGGCCGGGACCTCTGGCTGGCGAACGGCCTGGAAGACGTCGTCATGAAGGCACTACTCATCATGGCCGGCAAGCCGCTGGACTAAGGTTCGACATCGACCACGGATTCCGAGTAACGTCAGTAACTCAACTTCTAGCACAACCCGAGGAGAGTTTTCAATGGCGCAGCGAGTCATCACCACCCTGGTCGACGACGTCGACGGTGGCGCGGCCGTCGAGACGGTCCACTTCGCTCTCGACGGTGCGACCTACACGATCGATCTCAGCGAACAGAACGCAGCCAAGCTGCGCGACGCGCTGATCCCGTACCTCACGAACGGGAGCCGGCAGGGCCGCTCCACCACGACCGCGGCGCGCGCACCGAAGGCCGGGGGCGATCGGCGAGACAAGGCCCAGACGCAGGCCATCCGAGACTGGGCCAACGCGAACGGCCACCAGGTCAGTGCCCGCGGACGACTCGCGCAGGGCGTCGTCGACGCGTACGAGGCTGCGCACGCCGTAGTGTGACGACAGGAGAACCGGACCGGCAAGCGCCCCCCCGCGCCCGGTCCGGTTCTCTGTCCCCCGTGTAGGACCCTTGACAGAGCCCACCCGTGTACGACAGTCTGTATACATGACAACGACGACCACGGCTACCGAGGTCTGGCAAGCTCGCATCGAGCACGCGCTCGCCGACCAGCTACGCGCAGACGCCGAAGTCCTAGGCCTCAACAGCCGCACGGAGATCGTGAAAGCGGCACTCCAGGACCTGCATCGGCGCGCAGTCGAGGAACGCATGGCCCAGTCCTTTGATGACTTCTACCACGGCGAAGAGCCACCGCCACCGATCGGCGTCATCCCAGCTGAGGCCTGAGACGGTGTTTCGCGGCGAAGTATGGGATGTCCGGTTCCCTGTCTTCGGGGAGCATCCTGCGGTGATCTTGAGCGTCAATGCGTACAATCAACGACTCGGACATGTCGTCGTTGTCCCGATTACAGGAACACTGGGCCCGGTGATGTCACACGTCACACTCACTCTTGATTCTGGCCTCACCAAGTACGACGAGTCATACGCCGATATCACCACATTGCAGTCGATCGCAAAAGGCCGGCTACTACGTCGCCGCGGCCTGCTTGCCAGACCTGAACTAGCTCACATCGAAGCAACGATTCGCATCTACCTCGGCGTGTGACGAGATTGTAGGCCAGCAGCCTAGTGAGTGCTTAGCCCTTGCCGACGGCAGACCCTGGCGACGGCTTGAGCGAGACGGGTGACTGGTGATCTCAGGGGTGCGCGTACCGCATCAGATGCGATACGCGCTACTCGAGTTGTCATAATATCCATTATCGGCGTACGTCAGGGAGGAGCTCGGCCGTGAGCAAGCATCCGCCGCTGCCCAATCTGCCGTTCTCCCGTGCCATGCAGGCGCTACGCATGTCCTCCGCCACCGACCGTCATGCGGATGGACGAACCCGACGCGCACGCACCCGCGCCGCGGCGAAGGTCCGCGCAGTGCGCGACCAGCAGTAGCATAACCAGGGTGATCTACCGCCACCCTGAGTTGATCTGTCCCGTCTGTGGCTACAAGCAAGATGCGACAGCATTCGCCGGAGCCACAGACCTGGACAACCATATGCCGCCCGGCAACGACGACCGAGCGATCTGCCTAGCGTGCACGAGCGTCAACATCTTCACCCTAGGCGGCGCCGCACTACGCCTGCCAACCGCTGACGAGCGCGCCGAGTTTGCCCTGAATCCGGTGATTCAGCGGGCTGTCCAGGCCATGATTAGCGCCCGAGATAGATCAAGCTCCTGGCCTAGCGCAACCAACCAGACTCGCTGAGCAGCGTCCTGCCGTACTGGAAGTGCACCACCGCCACCTGCGCCGGGTCCTCCCAGGAAGCCACCCTATAGCCGTTCTCCGTGGCCCATGGGATGTCATGCTCAGCCCGACCGTGACATCCTGAGACACCATCTCCGTCTAGCAGAATGAGGTTCACCGCTGCGTTCGCGGCCGGATCCTTCGTCCCCCCAGCACCCCTTGCGACTCTGTGCTGAAGTGAATACTGACGCCAGGGCTCAAAACTCTCCGGGTCCACCACGGCCATCCCGCAGGCCACACAACAGCCCCCGTCGCGAGCTATCACAGCATGACGCTGAGTACGGGTCGGGCCGGTGTTTCGTGCCATGTACGGGGCATCGACGCCCACCAGGAGGCGAGTTTTGCGTCACCCTACACAGTGAAGTGGAGCGCAGAACTCGCAGGTAACCAGGCGCTATGCGCTGTTGGTCAGGCCACGTCGACGACGTCGAGCAGCCCTTGGTCGAGTCGCTTGGCGATGGCCTCGCAGTAGCTCTCGTCGATCTCGACGCCGAGCCAGGTGTTGCCCGTGGCGAGGGCAGCTACCGCCGACGCGCCCGACCCGGCAAAGGGGTCGACCACGAGGCCGGTGGGGATGCGTCGGAGAATGTGCTCCCAGAGCGCCGGGGGCTTCTCGTAGGGGTGCACCCGCTTCGACGGCGGGTTGACCGTGATGACGTTCGGGATCGCAGCCCGGTCGACCACGTCCGGCTGGCCGTTGGAGGCGATGAGGATGGGGTCCCATGCGGTGCGGAACATGCCGCCCGTGCCCACCGTCGTGCGTGTCCACGCCACGCAGGTCGTCAGGCGCAGCCCTGTGAGGGTCACGAGGTAGGAGACGTCGGGGACCCAGCGCCAGTCGCTCAACAGGGCGGCGATCCCGCCGGGGCGCAGCACGCGGCGGGCGTGCGCGGCACTCTCAGACAGGAGTCGCATCGGTGCGCCCGACGTCCCCGCTGCTCCGTCGTCGCGTCCACGGATCGCGTTGGGGACCATCGAGTATGGCGGGTCAAGGATGAACGCCGACGCCGACCCGGCGGCGAGCGTCGGCAGAACGTCGAGAGCGTCACCCAGGTAGAGGGTCACCTTGTCGTTGGAGTAGTACGGCGTCGTCATGGCTTTCCTTCGCTGGGGATGGTCCGGGTCGCTTCCGGGGAACGCGGTATAGCGGGCACTAAGCGGTGGCCGCGCGAGCTGTTGGGCAGGGACAGGGGACGGCGCACAGGATGCAAATGTTGGTGACCTTCGAGGCTGGATGGTGCAGCGCGAGCACCGCGTTGATCCGCTCCTCAGCGGGCGGCCAGGTCTCCGTCGCGTCGTCGTCTTCGCCCCAGCCCGTCCAGTCGTTGAGACTCGCGCGGGCAGCGGTCTGCATCGCGGCGGGCAAGCTCCATGCGCGCACCGTGAGCGTGATTGGGCGTTCGCCCATCCAGTCAGCGTCGTGGTGGTGCGCCTCGCCCACTATCGCGTAACTGCTGCGCGAGCGGACCGAGATGGCGAAAGTGTGGCCGTCATCGGGGTCGCCCGCGGCGTCGGACTGGGTGGTCATTGTGCTCTCCTTCGTCGTGCGAGCTGGGGAATCGAGATCAGGACTCGGCGGAGGCAGGAGGCCACTCCCGTCCACGGGATAGCGATCACTTGCGGCCTGTTCAGCGTGATCAACTCATCCTGATGGCAAGAGATGCAGATATCCTCAACCACGCCCGGCTCGATCTGATGCAACTCAGCGCGCGGCGTGTACTTGAAACACAACTGGCACATCACGCGGCCGTCGGTGAGGCGAGTGATGTCCACCCTCCCTCCTACTCGCACCCACTCCGCGAGAGGCGGTCCTACGTAGACGCCCGGCTCGCGATCATGTGGGCACGCGGCGAATAACTCCTCGAACACGCGCTTACGCTCAGCACGACTCTTGCGAGTGCTCATACGAGAGTGACCCACCGGAGTACGACTTTCCGCATCTCGTCGTAGGTCCATCCGCCTCTCGCCTCGCGCAGGAAAGCCGCCCGCTCGGCGACTCCTTCGTCGCGCTCCAAGGAGTGTTCGACAAGGAAGGCGAGGGTTGAGGAACTCCCGCCGGCACGAATCTCCCTCACCTCGATCTTCGGGAACTTCGGCCCCGTCGTCGCCGACTGGTCAAGAGTAGTCATGAGAAGGTGCTCCTCGTCTCGATCTCCGGTATGCACGCTGGGTCAGACAGGTTCATTCAGATGCGCGTCCAGTGCCCGTCTTTGCCTTCTTTGAGTTCTCCGCCTCAGCAAGCCTCGCCTGGTGTGCACGCTGAAACTGCATCCACGCGTTCGCCAGCGATCGATTATCGCTGGGCGTCCTCGGCAACGTCGTGATCGGCGCGCCGTCGCGCGTGAGGACCTTCGTGTGCCGCGTCGTGGACGACAGGTGATAGCCGAGAGCCTGGATGCGGCGGTGCATCTCTGTCATCGTCGGCGGGATTGACGAACCGTGACCGCCGCCGGCCGAGGCACTCCTCATCGAGCGCCCCTCCCCCGGTGTCTCGAGCCTGACGAACAGGATCATCGGCTCCTTGGGTTCGCGGTAACCCACGACCACCTCGATGTCGCCCCGGCGCAGCCGCTTGATCGGGTAACCCTCTGTCGCGGAGCGCGGATCCGGCGACGTCGACGTCGGGAACCGGGCCGCAGCCTCGATGATCGCCCGGTCCATCCCGGTGTCATCGACGAAATCCTCTGCGTCCTGGTGCCACGTCAACGTCTCGACCTGGCCGGGGTCTGCGCGCTCGACCCTCAGGCGGTCATAGTGCCTGGCCGGCCGCCGTTCAACCTTCCTCCGGGGACTCACTTGGGCAGCTCGTCATAGTGCTGACCGGAAATTGCACCCTGGGCGCGACGGATGAGCACGCACATCCGATCGGCATGGTTCCGCGCTTGTGTGAGTAGGTCGATCGCAACAGACACCGCCACGGCCGGATCGCTACCGTCATCCTCGCCGACGGCGTACATTTCCAAGGATCGCTCAAGTCCCTCGCCGAGCTCACGCAGCGCCTGGTCGAGCCCGAGGTTGCCGAGGTTGCCGAGGATCGAGTACACGATTGGTGCCGGGTGGGCCGCCGTGATGGCCGCGTGGTTGATCGCGCGGATCGCTTCGTAGGCATCCTTCGAGTGCGCAACGATGTCGCTCATGAAGTCGCCTCATCCTTCATCTGCGCTGCCACAGCTTCCGTGAGCAAGACCTGGAGGCAACCGCAGTCCTCGCCGGCGTCGTGGTGGAAGCCAATGCACCGGTCATCCGCGCACCCGCACTTGTCACCGCCCCAGACACCATCCGCCCAGCCGAGCGCTCGTGCGTAGGCAGCCATTGAGATGCCGGCATGGTCGAGTTGCTGGCGAGCATCCTGGTTCAGTCGGATAGTGCTCATGCGTCTCCGCTCCCCTGCTTGATCCCCTGCTTGACGGCCACGCGCAACGCCGCGATTACGCCGGCCGTGCGCGTCACCCTCGACGCCTCTCCCCCAACCTTCACGATCATCTCGTCGAGCACGGCCAGCTCCGGCGCACGGAACCGAAGCGTCAACGGAGCGACGTTCCCGGCCACTGCCTTCCGGCCTCGTGGTGCCCGCGCGCCGATCTGCAACGCGTGCGTCAGCTCAGCCACGGCCTCGTCCTGGTAGTCCTCGCATGTCCACGCCACTACCTGGGCATAGGACGGCTGAGCCTCGACGCCGAAGATCATCCTCCGCAGCTCGTCGTACAGCGGCTGCGGGATCCGGACCGCGACGATCGTCAGCCCATCGACGGCCACCACGGGCCGCCCGCCACGGCCCCGCGACGGACGCTGCGGCGGCGCCTTCTTCTTGAACACCAGGTTGGTCGGCGGCGGGAGGAGGTCGTCAGTCTCGTCCTCCAGTCGCGACGGAACGAACGCTGGGCGACGATTCACAGCGACACCTTCTCTCCACGTCCCTCGTAGACGGCCAACCGTGCCAGAACCTCTCTCGTCAAGTCCTGGTAGTCGTTCGCGAGACCAGACGGGTCCCGGGTCCAGAGCTGCTGCTCCTGCTTCTCCCCTGCCGCCAGGCGCTTGAGCCGGCCCTTCTTCTGCAAGTCCGATTCAACCACCAGCTCGTTGGGCATCATGTGCTGCTGGCGCAGATCGATCGACGAAGCCTTGTCGGTCCGCACGATGCTGCGGAACGCCGTCACTCCGGATCCTTCGAGCAGAATGGAGAGGTTCTCCAGAGCCTTCCCGTTTCGGCGCGTCGCCCGCGGGTTCACGTTGAACAGGACGATCCCCAGCAGATCGATGCGTGCGCCACGCTTCCGTGCACGCAGCCAGCGGCCCGCCAGCAACTCGACGCCGTCGAACGATGCCTCGTCGTCGCAGCACGGCACGATCAGGTATCGCGACACCTCCAGGAGCACGTCGAGCAGCGGCGCATCCCCCGGGCCGGAGTCGATCAGCACCAGGGCGTAACCCTCGCGGTCGCACAAGTCGCCAAGGGTCGTAGCGAAGTTCTCGGCGATGTTGATGCCTGTCTGGCCGGCGGTCGCGACCATGGATGCCATCGCGGCCAGTAGCGGGCCGCCGGGTACGACGTCGAGACCAGGACGCACATCACGAACTGGATCGAGCGCCTCGCCATACTGCAGGGCCATTGCGAGCGACTTGCCCTTGTCCCCCGGTACGCCGAGGTCGTTGCGCGACACGTTCCCCTGCTGGTCCGCGTCGATCACCAGGACTCGACGCCCGGGTCTGCAGGTCATGCCCGCCAGGGCGGCCACGATCGAGCTCTTGCCCACGCCGCCCTTCTGGTTCGCGAGAAGGATGACACGCGCAAGCGAGCCCTCCGCCTGCTTCGCTGTACGGCTCATCGATTGACCCACCATCTCTCGTAACGATCTGCGCGGCTGGCCTCTCACTCTATTGCGTCGAACGTTGGTCGATGTAGCGACACGCCGTAGCAGCGCTGCCCGCTCCGCCATCGCGTACGCCATACATCCGCCCCGCTTCCGCGTACTACACCCACCAAGACTGCCCGGTTGCGGCACGCCATAGACGGGGCAACTCTCGCGCTGTCTATCGCTCTTCCCGCCTGACTGCGGCGCGCACCCTGTGCCGTCCTGTTCTCTATCGTGTTGTGGTCGATAGTGTGGTCTATATAGCGGTTAGTACACCGGGAATCCATCACGCCGCAGCCAGTGCCCAGGCCATCCCGGCGGGGGAGGCGTCGTCAGGCGGCCACCAGTAGTCCTCGTCAGGCGGGGAGGACTCCGGCTCGTGCCGGGCCAACCACGTGCGCCACGCCCGGCGGTCAGCTGCGTACGCACGCAACTGGATGTCGATCTCGTCGAGCACGCCCAGCAGCTCTGCGGCCGCGGCGAGCCGGCCGGGCCGGGCCACCAGCCCGGCGGAGGACCGGTCGACGAGGCCGTAGGCGGCCATCGTGTCGATCGCGGCCGCCACGGCGGTCCGCGAGATGCCCGTGGCCGGCACGAGCGTGGTGATCGTCTTCGCCCGGCCCGCCTCGAGCGCCTCGAACACCAGCGCCGCCACGTGTCCCATTACTCGGAACACCGGCCGCAGCGCGTAGGCCTTGCCCCGGTCCCACCGCAGATCAGGCAGCATCTCCTGCGCGCTGGGCGGGATCCTCAGCTCGTACAGGTCCGCGCGCTCACCCCGGCCCGGCTCGACCAGATCCACCCAGCCATCAGGATCAGCGGCCAGCTTGCGCAGTTCACGCAGCACGGCCGCCACCGTGGAGTAGTGGGCGCCGACGGCGACCGCGATGTTCCTGACACCGAACTCCACCCGGCGAGAACCCGTCTTGCTGGCAGCCTCACCGAGCGCCCTCAGCACGAACCGGGGGAGGTGGCCTCGTCTCCCGGAGAAGCGATGCTGCTCGACAGTACGGAGTGCGGTTCGCCAGGTTCGGATGTACTCATGCTCAGCCTGCGTCCCACCCCACCGGTGTGACTTAGATTCGCTTGTGTGGGATTTGCGATCATGGGTATCCCCGCTGCTCAGGGCGGCTTTCTCTCGATGTGAGGCGATGAACGCCTGTGCTCGACGCCAGTCGCGCTCCAGGGAGGCGCTCCGCTGGTGGGTGCCGTATCGGGCGTACATGCCCGCCAGACCCGGCCAGCGCCCGTCGGCCAGGCGTACGCCGACATCGGACAGGGACCACCCAGCCCGCGCAGCGCCAGCAATGACGGCTTGGCGAGCTTCGGAGGCCGACGGGTAGCGGGCGTGGTCGTAGACACCGGACTCCGCGATCACCCGCACCCGGGAACCGAGCTGGCGTCTAAGGCCGGACGGGGTCTCCGGCTCAAGGTCGACCGGTACTAGCCGTTCGCGCCATGCCGCGATCTCTGTAGACAGGCCCTCGCGGATCTTGTCGAGCACGGCCATGCCGTTCCGCCTGTGCACCATGTCGTAAGCCAGGGCCGAGGACATGGTCAGCTCCTGGAACCCACCCGACTTGTGCTTCGCCCCAGGAGGCCTGATGCAACCCGTCTTCAATGACCGGTGCGGCCCGGCGTCGAGTGTCGGGTAGATGGCGGCGAGAGCTTCAACGATCTCTCGCGCCTGCTCGTAGGGCATCCGGTCGGCGAGAGGCAGGTAGATATGCCGACCGCCGGTGGGGGAGATGTCTGTGATGACTCGTGCACCCATGCTGGTCAGCCACGTGACCAGGCGCTTCTCGTCGGCGTCCACTGCGTCCCGGCCGGCACGATCTGCATCAACGGGTACACCGCCCGAGTACGTCATGCGGCGGTTGCTGCCGACGTCCAGGTCGAAGAACAGGGTCCGGCAGCAGCCGTCGTTGCCGTACGTCCTGATGGCCGCAGGCTGGGAGGGGAGCCGGTCCGTCAAGGGCCGTTCATCTCTGGACCGGTACTCAATTTCGCCCCGTGAGCACTTGACGCCGATCCGCACACGTGGTTGGCCAGCGAGGTGCGGAGCGAACGCTGGCCAGGCCTCCCGAGGCGTCAGGGCGTCGAGATGTCCAGAATCACCCGGCGTGTCGTAGGCAGGGTGTTGCATCTGAAGCTCGGTGACGGTTATGTTGAGTCCGATCGATAAGGGAGCACACCGAAGGGTGTGTCTGATCGAGGCTCTTCACTCAGTCCGCGCCGGCAAGCTCAGGAGAGGGAAGAACCTCAAACACTTGGATGAAGGCCCGTCTCGCGAGAGGCGGGCCTTCGTATGTCTAGGCGGAGGCCTCCTCGCGGGCGCGGACCGGAGCGCGAACGTCCGCCACCTCTGCGGACACCCCCTCGTGCTCGGCCAGGATGGACGCGACGTAGTCACTGAGGTACTGGTAGCCCTCACGTACGGCGCTAGCCCGGACGGCGGCCCCAAGGGGCACCGATGTACGGATCAGCAGCGCGTCCCGCTGCCCCTTGTACGGCCGTCCCAGCTTCGCCATGGGTCCACCTAAGCCCACCTCGATACCGAAAAGCGCAAAAGTCGCGGCGTGTCGCGGACGAGTTCACCCGGTACAGACGACTGCGACGCTCTGACGGGTCGGCCAGAGCGTCGCAGCGGGCCAGGCGTCCCGTCTGAGGTCACGGACGATAGACATCCACCCGGTGCCCGATGCGGAGGATCGCCACCGTCTGGGTTGCCTCGTCGATCTCGTAGACGATCCGGTATGGCCCCCGACGTGCACCGAAGGAGCCGAGCAGCTCACCTCTGAGCGGCTTACCCACTCGCCGCGGCTCCAAGGCCAGCGGGCCGTAGATGAACTCGATGACCGCCGGGATGACCCGAGGCGGCACGGAGCGCAGGCTGCGGCTGGCAGTAGCGGTGACCACCACCTGATAGGTCACTGCTTCGGCACGCCGAACTCGGTGCGGATCTGCTCTTCCGTGAACACGTGCCCGGCAGCGACGTCGGCCCTGGCTTCAGCAAGATCCTCGTAGATGTGGGGCACTGACTGCCAGTGGAGGGTCTCCTGGATCGACTCCCACTCGTCGGCGCCAATCAGGACGGCCGCAGGCACGCCGTTCTTCGTGATCGTGATCTCCTCATGCGTGGTCATGGCGGAGTCGACCAGCTCGTTGAGCCTGTCCTTGACCTTCGATATCGGCAGCATCGTCGTCATCGAACGAGCATAGGCCTGAATTACGGCCTTGCAAAAGGTACTGGACTGATCGACCCCGCCTGGCTGCTACCTCGTGTCCCCGGACCCCTTGAGGACGTTCCGGTTCCTCCGATCCCAGAGCTTCGCGAGGTTGGCCTCCGCGATGTTAGCCAAGGGGTAGTCGATCTCAGCGGCCACCCGCGCCACGTACCAGAGGAGGTCACCGAGCTCCGCGGCGATCTCCTGCCGCTTCGCCGGGGTGATCGCACCCCCGTCATCCCGGAGGATCTTCTTGACCTTGCCCTGCACCTCGCCGGCCTCACCCAACCCCAAGGTCGCGTAGGTGAGCGCGTTGAGCGAGCCCGTGCCGGCCTCCGGGTAGATGGCCGTACAGTCCGTAGCGTTCTGGTAGTGGTTGAAGCCAACCGTCATGATTCCCCCCTGCTGTGCCTCGTGAAGGTCGGCGGGCTCGTCGATCTTCATCAAGCAGTCCTGGCAGACCCAGTACTGCCCGTCTTCGTTGCCGCACTCGCAGCAGGTGTCGCTCACAGCGCCACCACCGGCGGGCGGATCGCACGCTTCACGCTGTACGCGGCGAGCACCTGCGCCATGCTCGTCTCAAGCAGGGCATCGATGTCCACCATCGGATCTTGACCGACCACGGTCCAGTGCGTTTCCTGCACCACGGTGACGTCCCCCAGGGGGCTCTCCACTGAGATTCGCACGTTGGTGGCCATCACTCCTCCGCCGTCTCGTCGGCCGCGGGCTGCCTCAGGTAGTTGTGCGCCAACTCCCAGGCGAAGTCGCGTAGCTGGATGACCAGTTCTTGCGCGGCGGTGCCGAACTCTTCGTGCGCGAACGCCACGTAGAAGGTGTGTCCTCGGTCGAGGAACATGCGCTCGTCGGAGGCGTACCTGGCCGTCAGCTCCACGCCCTCCTCATGGACGGTCATCCCGACCACGTGTGTGCCGTCCAGTTCCTCATCCATCAGGCCACCCCTTCAAAGGCCTTGTGGTGCACAGTCCGGGAGACGGTCACCTGAAGTTGCGCCATCGCTGCAGGGTCACGCCGCAGCCGGCGCAGCGCGCCTGGCATGAGACCGCCCCAGACACCTTCCGCGCGCACGTTCAGTGCCCCTTCCAGCCGGCACTCGAGCAACACCGGGCACTGGCCCGACTCGGACGTGCCCTGGCAGCCGCGGGCCGCCAGGGCCTGCTGGGCGCTGTGCGGGCTGGTCCACATGTCCGGGTCGACCTTCGCGCACACCACGCCGCCGCGGGGGATGAAGACCCACTCCCAGACGGGATCCACCGCCCGCCGGCCTATTCCGCCGTAGACCATTCGACAGCCTCCATAGCTTTGAGATTTAGCTCGGGCAAGTGGTGCTCAAGTGGGGAGCCGTAGTGGCGAGCACCCATGGCGGCGATGATCAACGAGTCGGCGATGTCGTTACCGGTGACCTCCACCAGGTCTCGGTACCGGTTGATAACCGCGGCCAGCACGATGTCCTTGTCGGCCTGACCCTTCCCGGTCGCGTACTTCATCCTTTGGCTCGGAGTGATCACGTAGTAGGGGAGCTCCAGTTGGTACAGGCGCTGGGTGATGGCCCACCAGAGGCCAGCCACCTGATGCACCGAGGCGCCCTTGGAGCCGTACGAGGGGCCCTCGATGCCAACCCGGAGATGGTTATACGGGCACCGCGCCGCCATGTCGGTGATGGCCGTCAGGATCTCGTCGATGCGGTCGTGCTCCTGGATACGGGTGCGCGCCTTGATTGCCCTCGGCTTGACCCGTCGAGTGTGCAGCACCACTCCCTCGGCCACCATCGATAGCCCTGTGGACGTTAAAGAAGGATCTATTCCTAATACGGCGATCATGGCTTTAAGCGCGCAATACGCCGTCATCGTCTTCGTCCGTGGGATCCCACGGCGCCGGATCGGCGGTGAGCACCTTGAGGAGATGCGTCCTGATCAGCTGGCCGTCCTTGTCGACCGCATGGTTCACGCCCGTGACGCGGGTCTCTACGATCAGGCGCACCCGGTCGTCGGTGTGCAGGACCAGCCCGTTCGTCTCGTCTAGGCTGGTCAGGCCGGTGATCTTCGTGGACGTGCCATCCACGACCCGGCCCTCAAACGTCAGCGTCTCGTTGTCGACTACCTTCAAAGTCTTCTCAGTGGATTTCACGTCTTCGACGTCCGAGAACGGGTTCGCTACAGTCATGTCACTTCTCCTCGATCGGAACACTGGGTTGGTAGGGAATGGTTCGGCTGCAGGTGCCACAGATCCACCAGGTCGCCTGGCCGGCGAGTTTGTAGAGCTGACGTTCAGCCTTGGATGCTTTACGACTTGTCGCGGGGCAGCACGTGACGGGGAGCTTGTTTTCGTTCCACAGGGCGCGTGGGCGGCCCATCTGGCAGGAACTGCACACCTGATCCGTCGCGGGGGCGTCGCAGGCGTCTTCGTATCGCTGGTAGCACGCGGAGCATTGATGTGCGTGCGGGCGGCCCGTAAGGTTCGCCCCCACCCCGCCTGAAAAGGTCGCAAGCTTCGGTTTCCAGATCGCCCTGGCCATCTACAGACTCCCCCCACCGGCGGCACCACATGCCGTCCAGATACCCACATCGGCTGCACGAGCGGCCCCTCATAGGTGCAAGTTCCACGCTGCCCACTCCTCGTAGATCTCGATCCGTGCCGGCCCTGCCGCACGGATCAACCGGTCCAGCCACACAGAGTCCGTCTTATCTCCTTCAATCGCGATCGCGTCGGCGATGGCCGTCTCGAGGTTCTGGGCCTTGTCGGCCTGGTCTTCGCCGCGCTTCCACCGGCGTGCTGGATCAATCAGTTTGTACAGGTCCCACGCATGCTTGACGACCTGCCCGGTTGTTCGCGCGTACTCGATGGCGAGGAGGAGATCCGCGACGTCGACGCCGCGCTTCTCCCGGGTGCGGCGAATCTTGCTGATCCCGAGCGCCCGAGCTTCATACCAGGGCTGCACGCCGTCGAAGTCGGCGACGCCGAAGAAACGGTGAAGGTCGTCGAAGATCTTGCTGTCCGCTGGGACGGTCACCGTTCGACCAGGTGCACCTCGTCGGCGACGCCCTGCAGGCACTGGTGTGCGAGTGCCCACGCCTTGAGGATCGGCCCGAACGGGGAATCTTTACGCTGCCCGCAACGGGTGCATGTGACCGACACGTCGGTCCATGTGAACAGATCAGTTGGCATCGGTGATCCCGACGACGATGTCAATCACGGCGGTGGCGGCCGCCGCGGACTCGGGGGAGGAGAAGTACCCGTAGACCTCCACCACGCCGGCCTGGACGGAGTAGATCGCGACGCGCTCCTTGGTGGGGACCAGTCCGATCTGGAAGGAGAGCGGTCCGCGGCCCCAACCGTGCCCCTCGTAGGAACGATCTGCCGGGACGAAGTCGAACCCGTCCTGCGGGATGTCAGAGTGCCGCTTGGCGATCTCGTCGTAGTCGCGGTCGGTCACGGGAGCTCCTTCAGGTGCACATCAATGATGTCAAGGTCGATGAAGTTGCGGCGGGCGCCGCTCTGGCGTCGTGCGGTATCCAGTTCGTCGACGACGAGCATCGCTGCAGGTCCGTCCTCGAGGAACCGGCGGATCGCGTAGCCGTTCGCAACCATGTCACTACCGCCCAGCCACTCAGTCAGAGCAGCGTCGTCAACGTAAAGATCTACGGTTGTCGCCGATGTCTCCTGATATGTGACACTCACCTTCATGACTTCTCCTTCAGGACAAGAGTTGCTTCCTGGCCCAGCCGGATGCCATCCTTGACGTGCTTGATGGGGACCATCAGCTCCACGATCAGGTGCGTGTCCTTGTAAGGACGCACGGCAGTGACATGGGTCCGGATCTCGGTGCTCACAGGACTTCCTCGATCTCTAGGTGGCCGTGCTCGGTACGGGATATGTCCCACTCACCCATGAGGGGCGCCTCACTGGGTCCGGTGATGAAGTCGACGTTGCCGGGCATGATCTCCCATGCCATGTCCTCTGCCTCCTCGACATCTGCGGCATTAACCTCCAGCACTGCGGAGATCGTATTCTGGACGTAAATCTGGTACCGCGGCATCAGAGATCCCTCCATTCGGTTGCGTAGCTTCTTCCGGGCATGGCCAGGCCGCGGGCGGCATAGATGACGTGCTCAGCAAGCAGGGGCGGTATTGCATCGCCGGCAGACTGGTGCTGGCGCTGCTTCGTGCCGATCCACGGGTATCCAGGCGGGAACGTCTGCAACGCGGCCGCCTCCTCGATACTCACTCGGATGCCGTCGCTGCGAGACTTGATGATGGAGATGTTGTGCCGGCTGGCATTGACTCCCGGCATAGCGATGTACTCCCGGCCGATCACCACAGGGGAGGGTCGTCCTGCGGGCCAGGTGGGGTCGTAGACGACTCCGGATGGCGCGTAGATCCGTGGCGCCACCTCGGCCGCGAGAGCCTCCCCTGTACCCCAGCCGAGAGCTTCAGCCATACTCACCCAGCGGGGCAGCCCGACGTCGACGAGGTCGGGGTGGTGCATGTGGAAGCGCGAGTGTGACGGCTGGGGCATCCCGATGCGCCACTCCCGGTTGGCGATCAGGATGGCGCGGCGCCTGGTCTGCGGGACCCCGTATGCCTCCGCGTTGAGGATGGCGGTCTCCACCCAGTACCCGAGACGGCGCAGCACCACGGCGTAGGCCTCCCAGATGGGCAGCACGGAGGGGACCTGCTCCATGGCGATCCACGTCGGGTGGGTCTCAACGATGATGCGCAACGGCTCCAGCACCAGCGCGGAGGACTCGTCTACCTCGACGCCCAGCCGCTCGAGTGCCGCCGGCGGCAGGTAACCCTCCGCGACCAGGTATACGGCCTTGATCAGGTCGTTGCGGGCAGCCAAGCCGGCGCCGTCACCCATTCGAGAGAACGTGGTGCACGGCGGTGAGGCGACCATGCCCACGTACTCGTCCGGAGCGGCATCGAAAGCACGCACATCCATGAGCGTGCGGTGATGCCCGGCCGCCTGAGCGGTGGCGAACGCATCCGGGTCCCACTCGATGCCATGCTCGGCGAAACCCATGCGCGCGAGCGCTATCGACCAACCCCCGCTTCCAGCGCACAAATCCAAGACGACGCCATTGATCACAGGGCATCCCAGTCGACCGCGGTGGACTTCTCGATCTGGGGGAGTCCAGCACCACCGGACAGCTCGGTGAGTTCACCTGCGGCCCACGCACGAAGGACATTGGTCCGGCCATCCTTCGTCAGCCGCACCTGGAAGCCGGTGGGCTGACCGGCGGGGCGGAATACGATACCCGGCACCACCTCGCCAGTCCCCGGGTCGACCATCACCTGCGCACCGTCATCCCAGACGAGACGCTTCAGCAGGGCCGCCTTCGCTGCCGGCCAGAACTCGACGAAGCGCATCTCCTCCTGCGCCGGGACGACAACCTCGCGGACCGTGGCCGGGCTGGATACCTTCGCCCAGTCCAAGAGCGCACCTTCGTCCTCGATCTCGTAGGACTCCGCCGGCTGGACGAGCCCGATGGTCCCAACCTTGCCGACCTTGGGCAGCAGCACGTCGAACGTCTTGATGCCCTCCTCCGCCCAACGGTCGAAGAGCAGCTGCTCGTGCTCGTTGCGCTCGGATTTGAGTGCGGTGATGAACGCGTCAGAGATGGTCTTGAACAGGGCGATACGCAGGTTCCGCTCGCGCAGATTCAGTTTCTTGGCCATCAGAAGACGCCGTCTTCGACTACAGGGACCCAGCCAGCAGGCTGAATCAAGATCCCGCGCACGGCGAGCTGCTCAAGTTCATGGGCCGCCATGTCCATCGAGTCCTCATAGATCTCACCGCAGAAGCACTCGCCGTACTCCTCGGTGTCAGCGTAACCGTGGCTCCTGAGCACACTCCAGGCTGCAGCCCAAATCCGTTCAACGTCAGCCATCAGAGGTCGTCCCATTCGGTCGAGGTGTGCTTGAGCCTGGTTCGCAGCGACAGGTCCAGGTACTCGGGGTTCAAGTCGATGCCGACATACTCGCGCCCGTTCCTGATGGCCGCGAGTCCCGTGGTGCCTGATCCGCTGAACGGGTCGAGCACGAGGCCACCCGGTTTGCAGCCGGCCAGGATGCACCGCTCCGGGAGCTCAGGCGGAAACGTGGCGAAGTGCGCCTGACGGGACCGTTCGGAACTGATCGACCACACATCGCCGGGGTTCTTGCCGAGCGGGTTCGCGGTGTAGTGGGTCGTGCGGCCGACGTGCGGGACCCTGATGGCATCCAGGTTGAAGTGGTAGCGGGGGCTTTTCGCGAAGAAGAACACGTGCTCGTAGCGTGTGCTGAGTCGGTCCTGGATGGACTCTGGGATGGCGTTCGGGCGCTCCCAGATGATCGCGTTCCGTAAGACCCAGGTGTCGTTCTGCAAGGCGAAGGCGACGCGCCAGGGGAGCCCCATGAGGTTCTTTTTCGGTGGCGCACCCTGCTTGATCACCCCGGTCTTGCTGGCGATGTCCGGGTAGCGGTCGTCGTGGACGGGCGTCATGATTGGCCCGTTCACTGCGCGCTGGGTTCCCCGTTCCTTCTTGCGTCCTTGATTCCCCCACGAGCCGCTGAACGAATCCCCGATGTTGATCCAGAGGGTCCCATCGTCAGCGAGAACGCGTCGCACCTCAGCGAAGATGTCCCGGAGGACCTGGACGTACTCATCCAGGGAGGACTCGGCACCGACCTGGCCGGGGATCCCATAGTTGCGGAGCCCGAGATAAGGCGGGCTGGTCACGCAACAGTCCACCGACGTGTCTGCCATCGTGCGGAGCACCTCAAGCGCGTCCCCATGCCACAGGGTCACACCCGCGCGCTGGTGGTGGATGCGCGGCGCCGCGATCGTCGCCATCATCCGAGCTCCTTGGCGAACGGTGGCTGCTCGCCGACGGCCGCGATGTACCCGTCGTAGGCGACATCGAAGGCCTCGCTCGTCCACGGCTCCGGCAGGGTCCCCAGCGCCACCTGGAGGCCCCGCTGCCAGCGTGCATACCGGCGGTGTTCGGGACTGAAGATGTAGCGGCACAACCACCAGGGGGCCACCACGACGCACACAGCCCGGTACAGCGGGTCGCCGTCGTCGTCGGTGCGTGATGTCCACGGCCACGGGATGACGACGGTGTGACGGAACCACTCATCGGAGCCGAGCGAAGGCCACCTGGCGCACCACTGCGAGTAGAACCAGATGATCATCGGGTGAGCTCCTCAGTGGTAAACGGAAGTTCGTCCTGGAGCCGCACCAGCGCGGTCTGGCGGTCCCGGTTGTAGATGGACTCGTAGGAGTCACCGCGGTTGAATGCGCTGTTCTCCATGTCGACACGGTTGGTGTTGCGCCGATCGGACGGATCCACGATCGCGAGCGACGCGTGCGACATCGACAGGGAGGCGACCCGCCCCTTGTTGCCGTGCCGGCTCTTGAGGATCTTCACCTTCAGTTCCGAGTGCACCGCGCCGGCCAGGGAAGCATCGGCGATCGCATTGGCCTCCCATGGCCGGTAGATCCCGAACAGGAAGTCGGCGGTCTCCTCCACGGCGCCGGCATCGCGAGCATCGTCCTCGCTGATCGGCTCACCAGGTTTCGCGGACCGGTTCACCTGGGAGGGCACGATGATGGCAACCTCGTGCTCCTTAGCTAGCCGCTTGAGGTCCATGATCGCGTTGGTGACACGCTCGTACTGGTCCTTGCCGCGTTGGGCCCTGGCGTAGTAGCCGAGGTAGTCCACGAAGACCAGCTGGGCGACCTCGCCGGTCTCCTCCGCGAACTCGTCCATGAGGGCGCCGAACTCGCTCGAGGACACCATGTTCTCGTCAACAAGCCGCAAGAGCGGGAAAAGATTCTCCAGTTCCGTATCGCTCATTGCCGGGTGGAAGAACCGGGCGATGCGCCGCAGCCGGTTCCACGTCTCCGCCACGGTCAACTCAAGAGTGATGAACAAGCAGGGGAGATTTCGGTTGTAATAGGCGATACATGCCAGTATGACCGATTTGCCCACCCCTGTTCTGGCAAGCGGGACAGTTACGGACCCGGGGCGCAGGCCTGGCTTCAGCAGTGCATCGAGGGTGGGCCAGCCGAGCTTGATGCCTGGCTTGGATGACTCCAGTTCGCGCAGTTTCCACGCGGACTCACCCACGGAGTAGACACGCTTGTCGCGCATGTCCGCTTCAGCGAGCTGGGCCATGATGTCGGCCCAGCCATGGTTCTGCCCGGGGGCCAACCAGTCCGACCAGTCCTTGACGTCGGGAACCTCCACGACGCGCGCCTTGGCCCCCAGGACGTCCCGTAGCTTCAGGGCGGCCCGCTTCCCGGTGTCGTCGTTGTCGAGGCCGATGTAGACCCTCTTGGCGTTCTCGAAGTAGCGCGCGAAACCCTTCTGTCCGTCCGGCCATGCCTCAGCGCCGGCAAGCCCGACCACGCGGATCTTGCGGGCACGTACATCCGGCGAAGCGGATAGACATTGCTGGCAAATAAGACAATCCATCTCGCCCTCTGTGATGAGGACGAACTCTGCGCCGCGCAGGGCATCGGCGTTATACAGACGGACGTTCTCGCCAGGCGTGGTGACGTACTTCCCGAGCGGGTCCTTGCCGCGCAGCTGGACGACCTGCTGGCTGGACAGGTACGGGATGACGATCTTCCCAGAGAGGAACTCCCAACCCTTCTCGTTCAACAGCCCGGTCTCGCGGACCTCAGCCCGGGTGTACCCGCCAGGAACTCCAACACCATCCAAGCCGTCGATCAGGCTGACGCCGCGGGGGTGGTAGCCGAACCGCGCCTTGGCGATCGTGTCGTCGGAGAGGCCGCGGTGGCGCAGGTAGTCGAGCATCGGGGTGTTACCAGCCAAGGCAGCGACGGCGGCCGTGAGATAGAGCTCGTTGATCTCTAGTCGGCGGGACGGCTTGAACGCGGGGGCCGACTCCTTGACTTCATCGCCGAAGTGCTCAAGCAGTGTCCGATATCCACCGGATTGTCCGCATATCTTGCAATCGAATCCACCAGACTCAGAGTTGATGTAGAGCTTGCCCTTACGGTGGGACTCCCCGCAAAAGAAACACTGGAGGGTCAACTCCTTGCCGCTGGTCCGGTAGACCTCCAGGCCCTTGGTCTTGAGGTAGGTCTCGATGTCTTCGGTCATACTGAACGACCTCCTCTCGTGGGTGGGCGGGAGATCCGGCAGACAAGCAGCACACTTGCCTGCCGGATCTGATCTGAGGGACGCCATGGTGGGTCGTTTACAGACGAGCGTTTCGGGCTTTCACCTAGCGCTGCCGTCCCGACCTAGCCGGGGATCACGCCCGTCCGGGCGACTAGTACAAACTCGGACATATCATCAGAAAGGAGGCTCCGAGTCGTTCGCCCACGGGTCAGCAGAGTCGTTCGCGTCCGCAGCGGTCGCGCGGGCGTCAACGATCGTGCAGTAGTAGCCGAGCGTGCCGTCCTTCTTCTTCTGCGGTGCCTGATGTGCAACAAGCACCTCGCAGACAAGCCCTTCAACGAGGTCGGTGTCGACGTCCTGGCCGACCTCCACCGGAGCGCCCTGCAGCGACTCGTACAGCACCTTCGCCACCGAGTCGGCCCGGGTGGACACCTTCGCGTCGGAGTCGACGTTGATGGTGTCCCCGGAACTGTCGCCGGCGGTGATCTTGAAGTTCCAGCGCCACTTGTCGAACGTCGCCTTCTGTCCCACACGGGCCGTGCCGTTCTTCACCGCGGCGTGATGGGCCTTGTACTCGAACTCGACCTTTGTCTCCACCACGGACTCCAGGCGGGCGCGGAGCCAGCCCTCCTCGAAGTGGTATTCGGACTCTTCAACGACTGTTGCCTTGGCCATGCGTTCCTCTTCCTACGTGCGTGATCGAACGGTCAGCTGAGCGCCTTCTTGCGGGCGGTCACCGCGCCGGTGTGCTCGTCGTGCCAGTCGGCCTTGTCCTTGTGAGCGATGTAGAAGTCCTTCAGTCCTTCAGGACCATCGATCGCCGTGATGGCCTTGATCCGCTCGAGGTAGTCGATCTCGTCGCTGGCGACCACCCCGCCGAGCTCTTCGGTCGTCAACGCGATCGCCTCGTAGTGAGCCAGTTCCCCCTCAGAGACAACCGGCTCGGCCGCGACAGCGGTGATGGCATCCTCTGCAGCGACCTGGGCGGCGATCGCAGCCTTCGGATCCTCCTTCTTCACGGCAGCCTTCTTGGCCGCCTTGCGCGGAACCTTCGTGGCGTCCGGCTCTACCGCACCACCCTTGATGTCCGGGCCGGCGACGTCGGCAGCAACCTGGTCAGCAGGGGTCTGTTCGGTCACTACAGTGGCCTGGCCGTACTTCGCAGCCTGACCTGCCAGAGCGTCGGTGATCTGAGTGAAGTCGCTGGACTTGAACTCCACTGACGTCTCATCCAGCAGGCCCGCGGGGGAGCGCAGGATCGGGAACTTCGGTGACGCACGCCAGGAGATCTTGCGGACAACCTTGCGCGAAGCCTGGGCCTTGGCCTTCTCGGCATCGCTCGCGTTATCGTCAACGCCGATGCCCCAGTCGGTGTGGATCCACCCAATGAAGGGAAACTCCTTGGGCAGGTCGATCTTCGTGCCGCCAATCAGGTCAGGCTCGTACTCCTGAGAGTCAAACTTGTCCTTGAGGTGCACGTTGACGATGACGTGCAACGGCAGTCGCTGGAGCTTGTCGAGGATGGTGGACATCGACGCCTTCAGGTCGCCCCACGCCTTAAAGCCATCCATGGACGTCATGCCATCACGGCGCATGATGCCGTTGGCCACGTGAGCGGACAGGACGGAGAAGGTGTCCACCACGACCGTCTGGTACGGGAAACTCGGCCGCTGGGCCTGCAGGGCCAGGTAGTCGAGGGCCTCGTTGGCGGCCTTCTCGGAGGGGATCTCGATGTACGGCGTGCCGGTGATCGCCAGCGATGCGGCACCACCACGGTCGGCCATCAGGAAGATGGGCGCGGGTGCCTGCGCGGCGAAGGGGGTCTTGCCAGACCCAGGCTGGCCAAACAGGAGGATTCGGTAGCGGTCCTGTCCGTCCAAGAACTGACTGAACGAGGCCGTCTTAATCGTTATCGGCATCGAGTTTCCCTTCGATTGATGTGCGCATGAGATAATCGACTGCATTTAGTAGGAAATCGGCACTATCTCGAAACCCGCCCAGCGCCCTGTTACACGCTCCGCAGAGCAGGCCCCGCACGTACCCGGAAGTGTGGTCGTGGTCGATTGAAAGACGGCGGTCGTCCTCAACTCCAGAGCAGATGGCGCAGACACCATTTTGGTCGGCGAGCAGCACATTGTATTCATCAGGGGTTATGTTGTATAACGCCATGATGTAGTTTGACCGAATCTGATCGCGCAGGTCCGGATCATCGCGATACTTCTCACGTCGCTTCTTCCGTCGGTCCGATGCCCATTCCGGGTCAATTCGTGACTTGTGGGCTTTCCAATCCGCGTGCTGAGCCCTCATGTAGTCTCCGTAGTCACGGTCGGCTACCCTGCGCTTAGTCCGAAAACAGGAGACGCACAGTTCCGTCGCGCTTGAGTATTGTCGACGCTCCGGGTGGCATGTCGAAGCAATCAGACTTACGCGCACCTTGGCCAGATCCCCTGGCACGTGACTTTCTTGACCGTATGCTCTTCGTGGGCGGCCGTGAGTTCTTCGATACTCCGCGCCTATGGCGCGCTGCCGAAGAACAAAGTCAGGATCCTGTCGGCGCCTCGCCCTGTAGCAAGGCTGACATAACCCCTCGCCAGTAACCTTGGCGCGCTCAGGGTGGCAAGTTGCCCGGGGTGACGTCTTCCGGCGAGCTCGCTCAAGTTCAGCGAAGACCGGATCGTCACGCCGGCGCCTAGCTACATAACACGACTGACATAGCCCGTCACCAGTAACCCTCGCCCGCAGCGGGTGGCATGTCGCGCGAGGAGGAGACGACCTTGCGACATCAAGCTTCGCTGTCATGCGATGTCTCCGTTGGTTGCCTTGGGATACTTCTTCCGCGGGTGCGTCTTCCGGTACTCGAGCACCCATGCCGCCTGGTAGGCCCGCATCTGCTGCGCATACACGGGGTCATCCCGGCGCCGGCGGGCGTTGTAGCAGGACGGGCACAGTCCGTCCCGCGTCACCTGCGCTCGTGACGGATGGCAGGTCGCCCTGGGGGCGTTCGCTCTAGCCATGGGTATTTACGGCTCCTTTTCGATAACCCCGATGCGCCGCAGATCGGCAACAAGATTCAGATGAGCCCGATGGTCCGATGGGCCGAAGTGAGTTCCCACCGTGCCGTTGCCGTCCTCGCCGTAAATGACGACCCCGCACTTGGTCTTACGCATCCGAACTCCACAGTCGAGAAGCCCCTTCAGGAGTTCCTTCGATTGCTCAGGCAGGCCCGACCGGGCGATCAGTCGGCTCAGGTCCGGCCTAGGCGGGGGCATCTGGCTCACTGATCCGGTCAATCTCGTCGACGAGGCAGGCGATAGCCTTCTCGAGGTCATGCACGCTGGCTGCATGCCACAGGTAAGTCAGCGCGTTCCCGCAGTTGAAGTTCCAGTGCCGGGCGATCTGGACGCACTCCACACCAGGACCGCCCGTCCACTGGGATCCGCTGGGGCCCATCACGTCCGCCACCGCAAGCGCCAGGCGCGCCTCGTCGTCTGCGACCTGAGCCGTGTAAGCCGAAGCGTCCGCCTCGGCCCACGCGTCCGATTCGTTGCGAGCTTGCAGTGCGCTGGTCACACGGCTCACCGGTGTGTCCGCGACAGCGCGGATGAGCTCCCTGGTATTGAGCAGCACCTGTGCAGTCATAAGCTGGTTGACTGCGCGGAAATCATCGAGGTAGCCGGCCTGAAGCCCAAGCGCGGCGGCCACGCTCAGTTCGGCGACCGATCGAGCGTCATCCTCCCAGCCGGGCAGCAGGCATATGGCCTCCGCATGGGCAGCGATCCAGGCCACATCCTCACCGAGCGACTCGCGTGCACTAAAGCGATGCGTGCCGTCGGCGAGTTCCTCGAAGGACACCCCTTCGGGCAGGATTCCGCGATCCAAGTCCCGCTCGACAGGCTCGAACACGTCATGCCCCCAGTCGCAGAGCACACTGAAAGCCGTCGTGGATGCAGGGAAGTTGAACCGGGGGACACCGACCATGGGGCCGGAGATGAAGATCCTCATCAGTCGTCAACACCTTCCTGGAAGTCGGGCAGTGGGGCCTGGCCGCAGACGTCCCGCCAGGCGCAGAAGTTGCACTTCTTGGTGTCCGTCGTCATGGGATGCACGCCGGCGCGCTGAGCGCGGATGTACTCACGGATGTGCACCATGAGGCGGCGGTAGTGAGCCTCAGTGCGCTGACCGGTGTTGTGGGCCTTGAACTCGCCGTTGCGGATCGCCAGCCACCTGCCGGCACGTCCCATCGGCGGATGATCTTCGGGGGTTCCGCCCCACATACTCAGCCCCTTGGACTCGACACGGTCCATAAGGTCGTAGAACGACGGCATGGCCAGGAAGTCCGTCCAGAACGCATCTTGCAAGGACGCGTAGGAGTAGACGGTCCATTGGTTCGCGTATTGGAGATGGTCAGGCCGAAGGCCCGTTTTTAGGTCATCTACTGAGAGGTACGGAATGCCATAGTTGAAGCGAATCCCGAGGCGGTCCACGGTGCCGTGCAAGGTGTGGTCTTCGCCGTCGATCCTCAGTGGCACGTTGAAGGTGTGCTCGACGCCGAGCAGGACGAACTTGTCGTGACGGATCCACTCCGCGGCCGCCTTGATACCCGCCCTGCCCTGAGCAAGATCCAAGGCCCAGGTGTGCCCGCGCACCCACTCGTTGGGGAACCCTTCACTGATCTCTGCGGCGTGCTCAGGGGACCAGTAGTGCTCGAAGGTCGCCAAGGCCACCTTCTCAGCGTCCTCGCGGCCCTCATGGTGAAGCTGCTGGAAGATCTGCATGGCGTAGTGGATGTGGGTGCCGAGGATCGTCGCCGACAACCTGGCCGGCTCGATGCCGTTGGCGCGGCCGAGGATGTCATAGTGCTGGCGCGCCGCACAATACGAGAAGGACGACAGTGAACTCTGGCGGATGAGGATTCGACTCACGCCCCCCCGGTGGCATGCGCATTGCGCTTGCGCAGGCAAACCTCGACGGAATCGGGGATGACGTCCTGCCTGCTGGTTTCACCGGCCATCGCATGCAGTTCGCACGGCCGACGGCCCCACCAACCGTGGTTGCGGCAGCTCGGGTCATCACCCTCCTGATGAGCACAGGAACAGCACCAGCAGTTGGTGCGCTGCACCATGGACCACGACGTCGTAGTGAGGTGTCGTTGCTCGATGACACCGTCATCCCAGCGCACCTCGTCCCACTCCATGACCCCGGTCGCGGCGTCGTAGTGGTAGGCGGTGCGCTGGGATGGCTGGGGGTTGATGTTCGCCTTGTTGTAGGCGATGACGTTCACCACTCCACCCTGGACAGCAGAACGTGCCAGCCCGCGCACAGCGGATGCCTGCAGGTGGGGAACCTGTCCTTGTGGTCGACGTCACGATGCCACTGGGTGAGGACGGCCTCGAACTCGACAAATGGGGAGAAATCCGCGGGCTCCACCACGGTGGACAGGCGGTCCTCGAGGATGTCCATCGCCGTGTTGATCGCGCCGGCGCCGATGGGGTTCGACGGGTACTGCTCAGCGAGGAACTCGGCCAGGCGTGAAACCTGAGACTCGAGCGTCTCGTGGGTGGTGGGCATCCGTCTCCTTCCATGGGTACAAAAAGAGGGCGGCACCCACACCGCGGCCGAGGCCGTTCGTTGGATGCCGCCCTTGGCTCTTCAGCTCTGGGGGCCGTGGGAACCTCGTGGTTCGCCGCCGGCGACCTACTGCTCAGGTCGTGATGAAGTTGTGGTCTGTACCGTAGCTCCCGCCTCCGACGCTCTTCGGCCGCGACGTTCTGACGGGTCGGTCAGGGCGCCGTCTGGTCATAGCGGACGAACCACTCTGCGCGACCGGCCACAACGTCTCACCCGGTCACCACTATTCCCTCCGCCTGCCTTCAGGGTCATCTTGTGGGGAGACACCGCATCGCAGGGGTGACAGGAACGAACAGGAGCTGGTTGACGTGGTGGGCACCAACGAAAACCCGGTCAAGTCGGACAATTCAGCCGAGCGTGAGATCAACTCACTCGGCGTCGCACTCCTCGGGAATGCCGAAACCGCGAACTTGCGGCGCATCTCGATGTTCAACCTCCGGGCTGGCATCGAGGCTATCCGCGGATCGTACGGCGGCCAGCTCGTCATCGTGGCCCCGCACAAGCCGGGGGATCCGATCGAGTTCATCTACGACGGCATGGCGACCCGCCGATAACCATGAGGATCTCCTTGATCGCCGACCTCGACGACGGCACACGTGAGTACGCCACCACGGTGACCTACTGGGATCTGAGCCGCAACGAGCTCGGTCAGTTCGCCGCCATGCTCGCCGTGCGCCTCGCCGATGAGCTGCTCATCCCGCACACAGACCATGACAGCGCGAAGGCCATGACTTGGGAGTCACGGCCTTGGCACTGCGTCACCTCTGACAGTGGATGCACTCACAGTTCTACCAGCGCAGACGACCCTGTCAAGCCGAACGGGCCCCACCCGACTTGATGAACCCCACCGGCGCCGTGTCGGGGTCAACCTCCCACGCGATGCCCGCCAGGACGGCCCCCTCGAACGTGGCGTAGCACCAGAACCGGCCGATCGCCCGGAGGTCATCCACGGGCACCTCCACGAGGCGGAACAGGTACTGGGGGCGCACCTGCACCTGGTAACCGGCCGCGGTCTTCACGATCCACCCACCAGAGATCTTGACCAGCTCGGGGGGAAGAATCATACGAAATATCCCTGGTTCGTCGTCGAGCCCTGTCCGCCGAACGTGGTGTACGCCAAGACGCAGTCCGTCACGAAGACGAAGCATCCACTACCGGTCATCAGGTTGAACCATCCCTCGTTACCAGTGAGACCCGCCGCCTCTGCGCTGTTGAACCGGACCGCGGTCTTCAGCGTGTGAATCCCGGCGACATTGGGGAGCACCAAGAGTTCCGACTCCCCATACGCCCACCCGAAGCACCGTCCGGTGAAGATCCCGATCGTCACGGCGTCGATCACCTGTCCAGGATCGAACGTGTTGCCCTTCGTGCTGCTTGTCTCGACTCGGATCGTCAGATCAAAGACGAGGCCCGCCTTCGGGTCGAAAGGGGGAAGCGAAAGGCGAATCATCCCAGCCCTCCGACGCCTACGCGCTCAACAAACCTGTAGCGCGAAGGCAGAACCTCGATCGTACAAGTAATCTTCTTAACAGTAGCCGTCTGGTAGATGGTCGTATCGTTCGTAACCTCTCCAATCTGTTGATTCTGCCCAGTATAGATTTCGCTGCCGACAACCGCCAATGTGATCGGCCAATGATCTGTAGAGAATGTCGATGTCACCCATCCTGTATCTTGCCCGACGTGACCCCCCGCAAGTTCACCGCCCAAGGCCTGTGCCCGGACGATGCCAGACCTGAACAATGCGCTCGATTGCGGGTGATGGGCATCGGCTTCGCTTGTGTTGCGCATATAGGGCAGCGATGGTAGCTCGACCAGGTAGGCAAGGTCCGGCTCCGCGAGCGGCACAATGCCTGCATAGTTGTAAGCATCGGAGTTCGCTTCCCATTCGACCGTAACACTGACTGGCGAAAGGTTAGTTCCGTATCCGTTTCCCTCGTATTCGACGTCGCAGCCATCGGGGCGCGTCGTCGGGCCAATGGCATAAACGCCAGCCGCGTCTAGGCTTTCACTTCCAAACTGGAAGTACGAGACCTGCCCTGAACTCGTAAAGAGCGTAGGAGAACCGTCGGGTTGCCACGTATAGGCCCCAAAGTGGCTTGCGGTCCGGAGTGGCCCGCCATCCCATTGCGTCGGGATTCGCCCCGATTCATCCATAGAGAGAAAATTGAAGCCGCGGGCCGTGATGTCCTCGAAGGAGGCAAGCCCTAACGAATTGGCCGGAACATATCCCTCCCACCAGAACATGCGGAATCTCCCTGACAAGTATGACGCTGTCACGGGTGGTGGCTGCACCCAGGGCGAACCACTCGTCAGTGCTATACCCCTGGACTCATCCGCACCCAACGCGCTGTAGGGCCAGGAGCCAACTTCGTATGGACCGTCCGCTGCACGGCTCGTGGGGGCTGCCCCGTCCACGTCGTGGAGGCCATCCTTGAACGGGTAGGCGAGGTTCAGGACGTGCGGGCCCTTGACGGACTGGAGGATCGACGGGCGGTACCTGGTCACGAGAAGTACCCCTGGTTCACGGGAGCTCCCTGCGCACTGGCGGGCGCATAGGTCACGATGCAGTCGGTGACGAACACATAGGTGCTCGCGAGTGCAGTGAGGCGAAACCACCCCTCCCCGCCCGTCAGGCCGACGGACTCGGGAAGGGTGAACCGCGCCTGGGTCCGGAAGGAGAAACCGCCGGACTCAGGCGCAATGACGGCGTCCACGCTGGCGATGGCCCAGCCAACGAAGTCCCCGGCCCAGAGTTCGACGTTGAACGCGTTGAAGGCGCCGCCTGGTTGGACGCCCGCCGACCCACCGACCCGGGCGAAGCACACGAAGTCGAAGGCGAGCGGCTGCTTCGGGTCGAAACTCGGCAATAGAGCCTTAATCATGAGTTTTGCGGCTCGGAATAGAAAGTGACGAAGACGCCCGACCGAGGGTCGTCGCTGAAAGGGCGATATGCCCAGTCGGCAGGAGTGTAGGCGCCGTACTGAGCCTGGGTCACAGGTCCGTAGCCGGAATTATTTCCGTCCTTGAACGGCACTGCCACGGTGATGTTCTTGGCGTCGGCGATGGACTGCTCAACCGCGGGGCGGTAGGTCGCCATCAGGGCACGAGTTCGCTCGGGATGGATGCGCCCAACCCGTTTACCGCCAGCACCTGGATGGCAGTGGCGCCCACAACTGGGACCGTGTACGCGCTCATGCGAGCGTGAAGTCCGCGGGAACGGACTCCCCGAGCGTGTTGACGGCGACGACACGGGCGGCCACCAGCCCGGCCGGAACTGTTGCCGACGTCTCGCCGGCGGGAACCTTGTACTCAACCACCGCGCCTGCTGTGTCCAAGGTGGTGACAACGTAGCCGGTGATCGCTGATCCACCATTCGCGGGCGATCCCCACGAGCACAACCGCGGAGCGCCCAGGGTTCGGACACGCAAGAATACGGTTGCGCCACTTCCCCCTGGAGTGAGGTTGGCAAACATGTCAGCCGAGTTGACCGCGGTGGTTACTGTGCCGGTGTCTGCCCGGAAATAGCCGCGGTTTCCGGTGGCGTGCGAATGTTCTAGAACAGGAACGTCCGCAGTCGTGCATTGCACCATCGAAATATCATCTCCGATACGCGCGTCAGTCCACACAGAAGCATCATTCGCAGACGAAGAGATCGCAATGACAAAGTCGCCCAACGCCGCCTGCAACCCGGGAGTGGCATACCAGTAGGTGTTGACTCCGGCCGATTCGGCACTCAGCCCCAAGATCGCCCCCCACGGCGCGGCGGTTCGATAAGCGGCAATTATGAACGCGAAGGGACCGCCGGTGGCGGCCGACAAGGGTTGGCTAATCGCAGTTTCCGACGCCGTAGCGATCTTCCACCAAATCTCTGCGCCGGCTGGCCCTACACCGGCGCCATAAGTTCCCCCGCCACCGCTGATGCTAGCCCCCTGAGTGAAACCGCAGGCAGCAAAGGCGGATGACACTGCAACCGGTCGGCCCCACGCCATCGCGACGAGTAGATCACCGGCCTGCCACCCCGCCGGCAACGCGATGTCGAGGGTACCAGTCGGCCCATCGGACCAGCAGGGAGTTCCTGCGCTGACTAGCGTGATCGCAGCGGGCATATCAAACCACCGTCAGGTTGATGGGGGCCGCAGGTGGGCCAGGGAAGAGTGTCGGCGTGGTCGCCAACGAGCCGTCATCTTGGACGTGGACGGCGAACCGTGATCCGTTCGGGCTGGTCAGGATCGTCGTAGCCGGCGCGCCACCGCCAAGTTCGACCCATACGCCAGACCGCTTGGCGTGAAGCACTGAACCGACGATGAGTGGGTAGCTCTCCGGGTAACCTGCTGGATCCGGCAAGGACAGCGCGGTGTCGAGCGTGAACGACATGAAGCGCATATTCATGTCGGAGCTCATCGGCTTTCCGGTCACTGCCGGCATACCGGTGTCGCGCCAAGTACGCACCAGAGGCGTGGCCAGGTCCCATTCAGACGTTCGCTCGACAACCTCATGCACAAGGCTCGCCGAGGAGTAGATCCCTGGATACACGGTGCGGTACAGCCGCCACGACCGTGCCGCGGTCAGATCAATGGCGGCCGAAAGTGTGACGTTGACGGCATAGGACCGGATGCCGGTGTTCACCTGCGGAGGAGAGTTGCCGGGATCAGAACTGCACGGGTCAGCGGGGACAGTACCCAGGTCGGTGTAGGTGGTCGTCGGAGAGTTGACGATCGCGATCCTGGTGTACCCGGGCTCCGTGGTGCCCATGCGCCAGATCCGAAAGGAATCAGCAGCCCCATACGCGGGCAGGTCGAGGACGACCTTCGTGTCGCCAGCCTGCAACCCGATGACGACCGCGGGCCCGAGCGGCGTCTCCTCGGTGCCCTTGATGGCCGTCAGCCCGTAGTAGTAGATGCCCGGCGTGAGCGTACCGGTTCCTTGGCCGCTGGACAAGCCGGGCATACCTGGAGAGACAAGAAGTGCAGGTGTGACGAGCTCGGCCTCAGCACTGGCTACCGACTCGTTGCCGAACTCGTCCACAACTGCGTACCGGTAGAAGTACGAGAACCCGCCCTGCATGACGCCTGCCCCCAGCAGCAAGCCGGTAGTAGGCGCTGGATCCGTCGCCCCGGTATCCGCCCGAACCCTGTAGTGATGGTCGTGAGCTTCTACTGCGGCGAGAAGCCGGTCCAAAGTCAACCTGTCTAGGCCGGTGAACTTCTGCCCGTCCTCGTTGATGGTTCCCGGGACAGATCCGCCAAAGTGCGACAATTTGAAACGCGGGGTCAGGCCCATCAGAGTCCTCCAAAACCAGTTGGTCGAGTTTCAAGAACCTGAGCATCCGTCGAGACTTCCTGGCCCAAGTCTTTATATGCGATGCCCGCGAAGATGAAATGATGTTGTAGGACTGCCCCGATCGAGCCAGACTTGACGCCAATATAGACGTAGGCGCCGATGTAGTTCCCCTTAGGGTTGCGGTGCCACTGCCAGACGCCTGTGTTGCAGTCGGGGATCCACCCGCTGCTCGAGTCGTAGTCGGTTCTGATCGCGGTGCTTGTCGCGATCGCGGGCGGCGCCATGAACGCGACCTCGAACATAATCGGCTCAGCGATTCGCACCGAGGTCGTGCCCTTTGTGTCGATGGTGTGCGTCGAAAAGGCCAGCCGTGCGGAGTTCTGCTGCTGGGCCGCTCGAGCAGCGTTGCCGGACTCCTGGGCGACGATCAGGTCGAAGAACCCCATCAGGGCGTCTCCCCCAGTCCGCCACGGGACCACTCGGGGCCGCCCTGAAGAGTGTCGACGTAAGCGATCGTCGTGGAGTTCAACGTAGCCTTGTCCATCGCCCATTTTCCGTCGGGGTCGTCACCGAGCCAGTATGTGGCCAACGTGTACTCCCAGTTGCCGCTCGACAGGTCGTTGTTGCTGCTGATGCCCTTGACGTAGTGGACGAACCCTTCCGAGGTGGTGCGCTCGAAGACCTGGATCTGGTCGTCGATCTGGATCCCTGGGAACGCAGAGATGATGACCCGGTCTTGGCGGTACGTGAAGAGTTGGCGGACGGCGATCAGGTCGGCCATCACGCGCGCCTCGCCGATGTTCGCCAGGTGCTGGTCGGTCCATCCGGAGATGCGCCGCATGCCGGTCGGGTTGGGGTTGTAGCCGCCGACCATTGCCCCCAGCTTCCCCACCTCGTTGGCAACAAAGATCCCCTCACGAACGTTGCGCGACTGGATCGAAGCGTCCAGACCAAGAAGCACCTGGCGCTCGTCGATAGTGAACAAGCGGTTCGTACGGCCCGGGTTGGGTGCCATTCCGCCGATCCAATTGCCCTTCGACCAAATATTCGGCATGCGCCATTGAGCCGCGCCGGTCTCGTCAATGAAGAATATAAACCCCACCATATCAGCCACGTAGCGAATCGTGTCAGCAAGACTTTTCTTATCAAAGTTCGCCGCGGTCATCTGCTCCGGAGGTGCCGTTCCTGTCTGTAGAAAATCACCCCAGACGCGACCCGGGACAACAGCACCCAGCACATCGGTATCCGGGCAAGCCGGAGCGAGAAGGTGCCGGCTTCCGTCGCTGTGCAACTGATAGGAGTCCGACGGCCAGTAAAGCCCTGCCCACGCGCAGCAGAGCTTCACTATGTCCGTAAAATCCAGGATCATGCCGGGGTTCGACCCTGCCGGCCCCGGCGTAAGGTTGACCTGGGAAATGTCGGTAACAACATTGGAGCGATTGACCGGGCCCCACGCGGCAACCTCACGGATCCCCGCACGGTACTTCTGCCCCGGCAATCCGAAGTCCTGCAAGTTGCCGAGCCATAAACGGACCAACTGAACCTCGGCGATCGGACCAATCTCGATGACATGCTCTCCCTCACCGCCCAAGCCGCCCACCGACGCCACGTATGGAACTCCGACTTCATACCGGCCACGACCGTCCCGCTCGTAGGGCATCCGCGCCCCCCCCACCCAGGCCCCGCCCACCTTCACGGAGATGTACGCGTTGTAGCCGGAGCCAACAGTCCAGAAGCGAACCTGCGAGACGGTGCCGGAGACTGCGAAGTCGACGTACTCGTACGCGGAGCGATACCCCGACGACGCGTTGCCGACGCTGAGCCAATAGCTTGCTGGGTTGTTATCGAACGCCTCCGCCAACGCATGCCCATAGACCCTGGCCCCCACGTACGCACTCTCCGGCCACAGATCATCACCGCTGCCGACCGCGGACGCGGCCAGGCGTTCGGTGTTGTTCGTTGTCACGGTCCGCTGAGTCTGGGTGGTGATCTTCTCCGACCAGTCACGGAACGTCGTCGGGTAGAAGTCGTCCGGGACGACGGGCAGGAAACTCATCTGATCCATGAGGAGTCGCCCCGTATCGCGACAGGTGCACGACAACGTGCCATCAGCGGAAAGCTTGACCTCATCGATCATCCAGACCCCGGTCAATGTCAGGTGCGGATCAACCTCAGGTGCCACGCTGGCGTCAAACCCGTAGCCTTCAAATGTGCGTAAAATGTTGTCCGGCATCAGCATATTCACCCACTCGTTCGGGGTATGCCCCCAACGTGCGGAGAACTTCGCCGTGCCGCGGCCCGCCGTAAAATATCCGGGACGGTCCAGGTCCATGTTTTGTGGCTTCTGGCCCAGCGGCAGCGGCGAGGTGTTGTAGAACTCGATGGTGGCCGACGCGACGTCGGTGTCAGTGGAGCGTGACCAGGAGATGCTGGCGACGTTGGGGAGCTCCTTCGGCGCATCCTCAGCCGTAAACAAGAAGTCGGCGTACGTGTTAGTGATGGGCTCACCGTGGGTGGGGTCAATCCCTGACGGGTACGGGTTGAACGACGGTACGTCGCCGCCGAAGATGGCCGGCACCCGGCGGAACGTCGACTGCATCGCGAACGTGTCCAGACGCATCTTCGGGTGCTGCACGGTGACCCGCCCGAACGGGCGCCGCTTGCTCCCCGTATAGTCCCCCGAGCGCCAGATCTTCTCCATGTCGTCCGGCAGGTTGCCCCTCACGGCGTCGGCCCCCCGTCGCCGACAGTTGCACTGGACACCGAGATGACGATGGCCGTGATGGTGTACGTGTGATACCAGTAGCGACCCACGCGCATCTTGTCCCCCGGATCCGGTTTGAACTCCTGCAGCACAAGAATGAGCCGACGCCCGAAATGGTCCCAGAGGAACAGCCTGCCTTGGCGGTCGTAGACCCAAGACCGCAACGCCTCATAATGGGCAGCATCCTTGATGGCCCCCGTGAACGACCAGCTGGACGGCTGGCGCATCCCCTCCCACATGAGCACCTGCCCGTCGACGGCCGTCGTGCCCTTGGAGGTGATCGTGCGGATCGGGAACGGCGACGTCATGGCGTGCGGGTTCCACGCGAACGTGTACGTGCCGGCCGGCGTCGGATCACTAGGATCCTGGAACTTCCAGCGGAGGACGCCCATCAGATCTTCCTTCCGGTGGAGGCCATGACGACCTGCGCGCCAGCCCCGAGATACGTCTTCAGGTACTCGACCACCTGCTCGAGCGGGGCGCCGTTGATGTTCACCACGTTGTTCGAGTTGGAGTAGTCACCCACCTGGGTGGGCGCGCCCGACTGCATGGCACGGCGCACCTCGTAAATGGTGGGCAGCTTGATGTCCCCGATGTTGAACTGCCCCTGCAGCGCGTCGCCCGCCGACTTCAGCAGCTTGTCAACCTGGTCGAGATCTTCCTGCTGCTGGCGGGTCTTCACGGCGATTGCCGCCAGCCGGTCATGCTCGCTCTGCAGGTAGCCGATGTACGCCGTGTGGGTGATCCGACCCAGGTCTTCAGCGGTCTGCAGGTCGGAGATGCGCTGGCTGAACGCCGCCTGCTCTGCCGATGCCTGCGTGTGCTTCAAGTCCAGGGAGTCCTGGCTGAGTGTGTCGACACCCTGCCCAGATGCCCGATCTGCAGCGAGCTGGTCCTGGGCCTTCTTGACATCGTTGATCGCCTGCGCCACTGGGTCAGTGATGTCCGACCCCAGCTGGCGGAGCCGGTCTACCTGGTCGCGTTCCTGCTGAGCGAACTCAGCCTTCGCCTCCACCAGCGCAGTCGACGCGTTCCAGTAGTCCTCAGTGCCCACCCTCGTCAGACCCAGATTCCGCGTCGCAATCTCGATACCAACCTTGGCCTTGTCGATGCCGGACCGGTCGCCGGCGATCGAGTGGCTGTCGACCGAGTTGGCGATCCCAACCACATTTGCGGCCTGCTGAAGGTTCAGTTGCGTGATCTGGTCCCGATACTGGCCCGCCTGCGCATCCCCCGCCGGCAACTGAGCCATCAAGTTTTGCGTGTTGGCGATCTCCTGGGCTGTCCGGGCGAGCTTGTCGCGAGGGTCAATGTTGGCCATCCGGTTGGCATTTTGCCCGGCGATGACGGCGCTTACGTACGCGTACTGAGCGTCCGTGACCGCCTTCTGTCCTGCCGAAAAAGCGGCCGTATCCTTCGTGAGCACCGTCAGTGCGAGCTTGGCGTTATCTAGTGAGGCGGCCGCCATGCCAATCGAGTCGCCAGGGTTGATGTTCTTCAGGTTATTGTTCTGCTGCCGGCTCAGCGACTCCATCTTGTCGCTGTAGTCCTTCGTGTTCTGAGCTTGCTGGGTAGCCATCTCCCCGGCGGCAAGTTGGGAGTTCAGTGCGGCAACCCGGTCCGCCGCAGATTGTTCGATCGCGGCCTGCGCGGCTGCCGCTTTTTTATATGGGCGAGAATCGTTGTCGTTTAACTTCCCTTTTGGCCACGGATTTTGCGCCAATTGAGCCTCAGTGTCTGAGGAGATCTTCGCCATACCTTCACTGCGAATGTTAGCTTGCTGCGTTCTTTCTGCATCGAGAACAGACTGGTCAATTGCGTTCGCGCCGTGGATGTTGTCTGGAGTCAGATAAGACTTCTGCATGCCTGCAGCCGCCTGTAGATCGGTTACATTTGCATTGTACACGGCTACCTGCCCGGCGGTAACCTGGGCACCCGCGTGAGTCAGAATCCTTGCATCCTTCTCAGTCACGTAAGGGTGACTTTTGATGATCTTAGTCGCCTTGTCTTGCGCTTCTTGTAGGCCTTTAAGACCTACTGCTGCGCCCTGCGACTTACTGCCCGTATCAGCCTCAACTCCAGCTGCGGCTGCCGCTGCCTGGGTCGCCAACCCGTCAAAGATTATCGCTGCGTCGAGCTTTTGAGGACTGTATGTTTTCAACATCTCAGTGATCTTTTCCCCGACGAGCGAGTTTAGTTTTGCTTTTCCCTCCGGCGTCAGGCCAGGCGCCGCTTTATCTGCTACGTCCTGCGACGTCGCAATAAGCGTATTCAGCTCATCCGGGGTAATGACGTTATCTGCAAGAACAGACTGAAGGCGTGATGAAATATTTCTTTGAATTGCGTCAGATACTGCTTTGCTCTGATCTGCGCTCAATAGCGTTGCGTCAGAGTTGCCTTGAGCTTCCGCTGCCATCTTCACAGTCTTATACTGATCAGCCCCAGGAGGCGGGCCAGCAGGATCAACCTGCCCATTCGGAAGATACCTAGTGGCAGCAAGAGGATCGGGCGTGACGTTACTCGCGAAGAATCCGGCCGTATCGCCAATTGCAGAAAGTGTTGCAGAACCGATGTCAAGAACCAGTTGATCTCGCTGCGCAGGTGAAACGACAGCGACGGCATTCGGAGTACCGTTGGCACTATCAACGATATCGCCAATCGCCTTGTTAAGTACCTCGAGCGACTGCGCCGCAGTATAGGATTTCGTTTTTAGTATGTCCAACCCGGCAGTAATACCCTCAGCGCTAAAGTCACCGTTGAAAACACCGTCACCCTCGGTAGCCTTCGTATGTGCCCTGTCGTATGCCGCTGCACGTTCTGACTGAAAGACCGACTGCTTCTTCAATTCGCCATAGTCGGCGCCGGTCGTAATCGTTGCGATGGCCGCCGACGGAGCTCCGAGGATGTTGCTCCACGACATCGTGGTCATCTTCTCGAGTTCCTTCGCGGCATTTTCCGCGGCAGCTGCAGCGTCCCTCATTTTTTGGCCCGAGTCGGCCGCCGCTCCCTGGAGACTTACGTCCACGACTGCCTGGTCGGCCGTTTGCTTGTTCTGATAGCCGGCTACCGCCAGGCCTGCCACGATTGCGCCCGCGATGACAGCAGCGCCCTGGGGCGTGATCGCCAACGCCCACGCCTTTCGCAGCAGGCCGGGACCGCTTGCTGCAGCACCCACCACGGCCGCTTCCCGCGCAACCGAACTCCCGGCAACCGCAGGAGCGGCGCTTGCCGCAGCGGCCGCCACAGACCGCTCTGCCTGGAGAGCAGCGGTGGCGCTGCGGCGAGCCGCCAAGGCCTCAGTCTCGGCATTCATGGCGGCGTACCCGGAAGCCTGCGGCCTGGACGCAGAGGCAACGTAGACCGGCGGCAACGCCGTCGCCGCCGCGCGACCTTGATTCCATGCCGTCGCCGCATTTGCTTCAGCACTTGCCGTCCCGCCAAAGCGATTCCGCAAAGAGGCAAACATGGTGGACGGCACAAGTATCGGCGCAGTCGCGGCCGCCGCACCTACTACTGCACGCTCAGTAGCAACAGCAACTTGCGTACTTCGATAACCAATTCCTCCGACAGCCTGGACAGCTCTCGTAACCATTCCGGCTGGCGCCAACTTTTGAAAAAGGAGTGCCGCCAGGTAGATCTCACCTAGCGCAAGGGCAATCGAGCGCATCGGTCGAGGAAGGAGGTTAAACACATTGAGCAAGTTGGTGCCGGCCACAAGAAGCTGCCGGGTGCCATCAATAATCAGAACAATCCAGTCCAAAATGCCAGTCCCCGTCAAGGAAATCCCAAACTCAAGGAACGTCGACCCAAGCTCCTTCAACCGTGACCCGATGTTCAACATCACCTCGTCGAACGCACGCTCCCCGTTGCCAGGATCGCTCGTCGATCCCTTGGCTAAAGCCTCGATCTGCGACCAGTTCTGCAAGGTGATCGTGGCGACCTGCTGAGAACCGCCCTTACCGAACGAAGCAGTGAAGTCGTTCGTCTGCGCCTGGGTCAGGTTCATCTTCGACATCGCCGCGAAAATCTCTTCGTTGTTCTTCAAGCCACTAGTGTCCAAGCCGGCAGCTTGTGCGGCCTTCGCCACCACCTGGAACTCGCGCGACATGACCTGACGGAACTGGCCCGCCGTTCCCTCAGGGTTCTGCCCCGTCGTGGCAGCAGTCTGGGCAACTATCGCCATCAACTGTTCCGGGCTGAACCCGGCCGACTTACCCAGGGTCGCGATATTCGCGGTCGCCCCGAGAATCTCCGTCTGACCCTGGCCTGTGTGCTTGGCCATATAGGTGACGGCATCCTCAAGAACTGTGGCGCGTTCATTGCCCCACCCGAAAGCACGCAAGGCACCAGCGAGTTGAGTGTTAACCGTCAACGGATCCGCACCTGAAACCCGCGCCACACGCATAGCTATCGTGGTTGCATTTTTAGCGAGCGCCTCCTGCTGCTTCTGAGGAGCGTCCGCCACGCCATACAGACCCAGGGCCCGCGTACCCGCCTCGACGCCCACCGAAGGGGAAAACCCTGCTTGCGCCGCTGTTGCAGACAAAGATGAAGCAAGCCCGGCATTTTCTGCACGGTTGCGCCCGGTAGCAATATTGAGGTTCGTCAGCGCGCCCTCGTACGCAATGGTCTCCTGGGTGATCGACGCGAGTGCGTTTTGCAGCAGGGTCATTGCACGGTACGCGACACCATAGAACAGGGCAATGCGAGCCGTCTGGGCAACCATCTCGAAGAACGGCTTGCCGGGTTCTCCATTTGCACCGCCGCCCATCCCGAAGCCCTTTTTCAGTTGCTCCTTGATGCTCACCCGTGTTTCCATTGCTGGTAATTGCGCCAGCCAACCCGCGGAGTTCAAAGGTGGTACCAAAGGCTCGCCGTTAGCGCGAACTGCAGGGTCTCTAGGCTGGATATGCGCCATCCGGGCCGACATATCGATCCCGAAGTTCAGCCTAGCCTCAGCAGCAGTAGGGAGCGGATCGCCCTGGTTCCCAATACGCCGACTCGAACCGGGACCCGAAGCCGGATCGCTGTACCGAGTCTTGTTGGCCCGATACTGGGCTTTCATCTCCGCCCGGACGCGGCTGACTTCCTGCAGATCGGCGATCTCTGCCGGATAGGCCTTCTTTAGCTGGCCCCTCAGGCCGTCCCATTGCACGGACGCGAACCGGGACGGCCCAGTATTCGTGCTCAGCGGTACTTCCCGCCCGATTGACTGCACCATGCCGTAGTTGCGCCGCGCAACCTGCGCGTTACTCGCCGCCTCGTCGAGTTTCGCCTTAGCGTTCGCCTCAACCCGCCGCGCAACACTCAGTGACTGAACCCCTGGCCCACTGACGGCACCCGACTCAATCTGCGTACGCCTTGAGACTGCCGACGCATAGGACTCCTGCGCCTTCGCGGCTGCCGCGTTGGCCTTGTCGAGGTCCATGAGTGAACGAGACTTCAGCAGCGGCCTCGGTACCGCCCCCGCGCGCACATCCGCGCGCCGCAGGGCCTCCTGATCGGCGGCCGCCTGCGTCTGGGACGGGATCGCCCCAACCTGGCTGTCAACCCGGCTTTTCGCCTGACCGTTCAGGATCTGGCGCTGCTCCTCGAAGGTGAGCAGCTGATCCGGCGGGATCGCGGCGCGCCGCTCCGGGGTCAGCCCGCCCTCGGGATACCGGGTGGCCACCGCCTGCAACCGCTCAGCATCCGTCTGAGTACGAGCACCCATCGGACGATTCACCCGTCGAGCTGCGATCTCCAACTTGAGCGCAGCGAGCTCCTCCGCGCGAACCTCGTTGCTCTCACGGATCGCCTTGGCCTCATTCGTGCGCAGGTCCTTAACCCGCTTGATTTCTGCCCGGTCATCCTCCCTGACGGCAGCGATGTCCAACTTGTTGGTCTTGTTGAACGCATCCACCTCAGGTAGGGATATCCCGAACTGGGCAGACATCTCGCTGGCTGTGGCACCCTTGCCGCGGGCGGTGATCATGTCCTGCCGCTTGCCGGCGATCTCGGCTGCCCGTGTGCTGGCCTGGGTGGCCGCTGCATTCAGTGCATCAGCCGCGGCCTGCTGCTCGGCGACAGCGTCCTTATCGGCCTTTGCCTTAACGGCCGCAGCGTCCCTGGTGGCCTTGGTCTTGTCATCCTCCTTGGCGGAGGAAATTGCGACCCTGTTTTCCCTGTTGAATGCGGACACATCAGGTAGCGTCATCCCGAACTTTGACGCCATCTCGCTTACTGTCGCACCGTTCGCGCGAGCAGTGATCATCTGCTGCTGCTGGGCAGCGGACATTTTCTTGGCGGCAGTGGCAGCGTCAGCACGAGCGACAGCTTCAGCCTTGATCGAGCTGATCAGAGCGGCGTAGTTGCGGTCAACGAGCTGCACGTCAGCGCGAGTGACACCCAGGTCATCCATGACTGCGCGCTGCGAAGCACCGCCTGCGCGCGCGGCCGCGATCTTCTCCTGCAGCGGCGTCGGCGGACCAGGCTTCTCAGGCTCCGGCGGAGTGGCTGCCGCAGCCGCAACGGGAGGCTTCGGCGGCTTGGGCGGCGCCGGAGGCGCAGCAGGCACCGGTACCGGTGCGGCGGACTGAACCGGTGCTGCCGCGGGAGCCGCAGCGTCCCTCTTAGCGTCAGCCTTGGCCTTCCGGCTGTCCTTAGCTGCCTGAGCTGAAGCTGCTACCTTGGCGTCGTATGCCGCTTCATCAGCCTGCGCCCGGCGTGAAACTTCGTCCAAGCGCGCGCGATCGGCTTCCTGCTTCGGAGTGACCTTCTCGACTGGCGGAGGAGTTACAACGGGCGGCTGAACCGGAGGAACCGCAGGCTGAGAGGCCGGGCGAGGCCCCGCCTCCGGCCCGTAAGGCGATCGTGTCTTTGCCCCATAGGAAAGGGCACGGTCCTGCGCCGGGCTGTCCGTCACAACGACAGGGTCGCCGTAGAACATCCCCAAGCGGTCCCGCTTCGGGATCTGGCTCGTCGCCACACCCGACCCGAGAGCCCGGCCCGGCGGCCCCTTACGAACGGGATCGATGTCCCGCGGGCCGTCCCATCCGAGCGCGGGCGTCGTCGTGACGGCCTTGCGGCTGTGGATTTCGACGGCCTTCGCGAGAGCCTGGTCCGGCGTCTCAGCCGTCACGCGGATGGTGCCGCGACCGCCCGACGGTGCCGTGTAGGGGATCTCGTAGCGGCGCTGATCTGCGGTTGGCGCAGGAGCCGGAGCGTTCCCGTAGTGCTGCTGACGGGTCGGGGGAGCGGGTGCCGGGGCAGGAACCGGCGCCGGGGCGGGCGCTGCGACTGCAGCGACAGACTTCGGTGAAGCGAGCTGGGCGCGCTTGTCCACCATCTTCAGGATGGGTTCCGAACCCATATGTGCGGCCGCAGCCTCCGCCAAGGACATCTGTTTGCGGGCGCTTACGATCTGCTCCTGGAGCAGATCCTCCATGACACGGCGAGCCCGCGCGCTGCTGGGATTTCCACGAGCGTTCGCGTAGTCAGACGCAGGAGGCATGGTCAGGTTTGCGCCGGAGATGATCTCCTGCGCCCGCGGCGTGTACGAATACCCCTGGCTCTTGGTAGGTCCGGCCCACTGGACAAGAGGGGTCCCCGTGTCGAGCTTTCCCGTCGGGCCCGCAAGAGCACTGAGAGCCTCGAACCGCTTACGCGTGGACAAAACCTCGTCGGTGTACTGCTTGTAGACCTTCCGGGCCTCCTGCACCGTCGCAGTGGCCGGCAGACCCATCAGCTCGCGACGATCAAACCTTTTCGCTGCAATCGGCTCGTTGGTGCGCGCCAGGTCGTCGCGTACACCGTTGATCAGACGGACCTGATCTTGCATGCCCTTGATCTGAGTAGGGCTGTACCCACTGCGCTCGAGGACGCTGCCGCCGAAGTTCTGCCCGGTGAACCCAGAGAATCCGGCCATCCCCGCTTGAAAGCTGGTATTGAACGCCTTCGCGAGCTCCCTGCCTTTCTCAGCGAAGGCAGTCGTGCCACCAACGGTAGTGGACTGCAGGCGATCGAAGGCTTCGTTGACTCCTGCAGGCAGACGGTCCATGGCGCCGAGGAACTCGCCGACGCCGGCCGCTGCACCCGAGCCGTCTACGCCAAGAATGACCTCTTCGTTAGGCACGGTTCATCCCCTCAGTCCCGCGACATCCGGGTCCGTCCATGAGCTATCGGCGTCCAGTTCCTCATCGGCATCGATCGACCGCATACCCTTGGCTTCGTCCTTCATCCGCTGGGCCACCGAGTCGAACCACTCCTTCAAACGCTCCTGGCTGTGCCAGAACCGTTCGGGTGGGACCTGGTCGTTGGGCAGCTCCCAGTAGCCAAGGACTGTCAGTGCTTGGCTGATCGCGTGGACGAGGTCCCAGCCGGCTTTGCGGACGTCTCCGTCGGGGTAGAAGGCTGCGAGTCCTCCGGCTTGCTTTGCGGCTCCAACGGTTCGGAGGAAACCGAGGGAGCGTCCAAGTTTCCCGCTTCGGCCAACGACATCTGGCCGGCGAGGATGGCCACCACCTTCGCGAGAAGCTCGTCCGGGAGGCTGGTGAGAACCTGCGCGCGGCCCTCCAGGATCCGGTCCTCATGGTGGCAGTCGGTATGGACCCAGGCGCCGTCAACCTTGGTGGCGACACAGTCGCGCAGGGCGAAGAAAATCTCCGTTTGGCGGCGCTGCTCGTAGAACGCGTTGATGGACGCGTTGTCGCGCCAGGACGCGATGTACCCCTTCTCAAGGTCGTCACGCGTCATCGACGTCAGCTCGTCGTTGTACTCCAGGCTCAACCGCGCCTGGATCGCGAGCACCGCGGCCTGGTGCTCTTCGCTGATCTGCGCCAGCGCAGTCACCTCAGCCGGCGTGGCAGGCCGGTCGGCGGCGATCTCTGCGCGGTCGATGACCGCGAGGCGCTCCGTCCACGCCTTGTCGGTGCGAACCTCGTCCTGCGCCTGAGTGAAGTGCTCGAGGTTCTTCGCCTGGAGGGCCTGCTGGACCAGGTCGGCATCCTCGAGGCCGTCCACCACAGCGTGCACCGCGGCCGTCTCGACCGGGTCGCGGTCGAAGGCCTGCGCGCGGATGGCCCGACCGAAGCGGCCGTCCTTGAGTGCTTCATCCTTCTCGAAGTCGTTGGGCTTCATCACCCAGAACGTGAGCGGTTCACCGCGCGGGTCGTCGATCGCTACGATCTCGCCACGCTCGAAAAGTTCACTGACGCGGCGCAGCTTCGCCGTCTTCGACATATCCACTCCCTGGTCCAGTTGCCCGTGCGCGGTTCCCCGCGGGCTTCACCTGGACAGATCGACCGTCAACGACAACGAGCCCCGCACCCGAAGGTGAAGGGCCCGTTGAGGGCGTGCGATGGATCAGACGTACAGGAACGAACTGGCAGCGCTGGTCGTCGAGATGCCCTGCGCGTTGGTGACCGTGATGGCCACCGTACCCGTCCCTGCGGGGACCGTGGCGGTGATCTGCCGGCCCGAGTCCACGACGAACGTGGTGGCCGCCGTGGCGCCGAACTTGACGGCCGTCACCCCGACGAAGTTGGTCCCGTAGATCTTGATGACCGCAGCGGCAGCAGCCGTGGGCGGCGTCAGGAACTTCACGATCGGCTTCGTGAGGTCACGGTAGATGGCCAGCACCCCACCGTCGCTCTCCCACGAGAGGCTCATCGTGACGTTCTGCTCCGGGCGCGGGCTGTAGCCCGGAACCGTGAAGCGGGCATCAGCGACGTGGAACCGCTTGAGGGTGACCCCGCCGTTCTCGCCGTCCTTGATGACGATGTCCAGCGCCAGCGGGACCGCGGTAGCGGTACCGATGACCTCGTTGGTGGCCGTGATACCCGTGATCTCACGGAGCTTCTTGAACAGGTCCGTGGGGTTCCTGGGCAGGATCTCGACGGTGCCGTTGACGGTCGGCACGTCGAAGTCGCGGGAGACGGCGAAGTAGTTGCCGAACTCCTCATCGGTCTGCAGCGTCACCTTCCAGTCGACAGTCGCCGACTGCACGCCAGTCCACTTGTTCGCGATCGAACCGGCAATGTTCGCCGGGTCGTAGCCGCCGATGTAGACGTCGATGTCCTTGCCTCGCACAGCACCCGGCTTCAGGGTGGCCGGGGTGTGGACGGCCTGCGGGTAAGAACGCAGATCCGAGGACGAGTAGACGACGCGAATCGTCGAGGTGGCCGGCACCGCAGCCGTGAGGGTGACAGTGACCACCGCGGACCCGGAAACACCCGGGGCAGCGTTCGCCAGCGTGTAGTCCGGACCGAACGTGAGCCGCTCGGTACCCACGACGATCGCCAGGATCCGGCGAGTGCCGTTCGCGTCCGTGTAGTTGTAGGCCGGGTGGCTGGTCACGATGGTCTGGCCGGCGACAGCCGAACCGGCCGCACTGTCGATGAAGACAGCTCCGGGGCAGTAGAAGATCGAGTCGCCGCGCAGCGAGAACGTCTGAGAGGCGTTGTCCCGCAGCCCGAACTTGTAGCTTGCCGACTCCAGCGCGAGATACGGGATGGCGACAGCCATCTCGATGTCGTACAAGTTGATCGTCTTCTTGCCCGGCTTCACCTGGGTGGCCACGTTCAACGGCTTCGCCAGGGACAGGTCGAACATCGGCAGGCCAGGATCGGCGTCGATGAGGAGGGCCTCGATGTCGGTGGAAACGTCCAGCGACTCCAAGGTGAAGGTGAGGTCGGGAACATCACGGAGAGTGGCGACACTCTCGTAGTTGCCGAGCTCGAAGATCTTGGTCGTCGGGATGTTGACGGTTCCCGGTCCAGCATTCTGCAGTCGCTCGATCAGGACACGATCGTGCCCGGTCGCGATCAAATTTCCGGCCTTCAGGCCCATTGATCAGCCCTCCTTTTACGTCGGGCCCGCACGTTGGGGGGCCATCAAGTTCATGACGCTGTAGGCATCGACGCCACCCCAAAGCGACGCGCTGACGGATCTGCTACGGCGCGCCCTCTCGCGCTCACGGCTTCGATGGGGAAGGATGCTCGCATGATGATGACCGGCGTTGCGGAGCGCGTGCTCGACCTGCGCCTGCCCGACGTTGGCCTGCCCGACGGTTGCCCTCCTGTTCCGCCGAGCGGCGGGTCAGACTGGAACCGGGGGGAGTCGCAGATCCCCATGGATGGCGTGACGTCACTCGAATCCGATTTGGTACTGGTCGGCGGACGCCTGCAGAGCGAGTGGGCCTCGGCCGGCACGATCTCGCGCAACCTGCGCCGCAGCGCCGATGTGCCCGAGGGCTACATGCGTATCGTCAAGGTTCCCGACATCACTCACCTGAACCCGCGACCTGTGTACCGGCTGAAGTACACGATCCTGCTGCCGTTGACCGCAGCAACCGACGGCCACCGCTGGCTGGCTCCGTCATGGTTCAACAAAGGCGTGCCGGGAGCCTGGTTGGGCACTCTCCCGTCAACAGAGGAGTTCGTCGGCCACAGCCTGATCGACCTGACCTTTTGCGTGAATGCCCCGCGGCGCGTCCGCTCCAATGACCAGTTCGTCTCGAACTGGGTCGCCACCCATCGCCGAATCCACCAGGCCAGCGCCCAGCTCATCGACCAAGGCGCGACGCCGAGCCCTCGCCGTGACCACCTCGCCACGGCCAAGTTGACCGTGGCGGAAGCCTTGACGACCCCCGCCATCCAAGGCGAGTGGCTGAGTGCCGCGCAAGAGGTGCTCAGGGAGTCAAGCGGGCTGCTCGGGCGCCAAGCACCTCGCGGATAGCATCCGCTAGCGCCTGCTGGGCCTTCTGTGGCATGTTCATTTTTTGCCATGCCCGGTCAAAGTAGTGCTCACCCTTGATCGGGTTCCTGATCTCCATGCGCTGCGTGACAGCGCCCGTCAAGTTCGCTCCAAGTAGCGTGGCGTTGACGTTGCTGTGCACGTTCGTCGCCATCCGCATGGGCAGGAACTTGCCTGAGTGTGACGGGTCACCCTTCGCCGCCGGCCGATCTGAGCCGTTCTTCCGCCCGTCCCCCTTGCCTTTGGCTCGGGTCGCAGTGCTCGAGTACGGACCGCCGGGGACCATCCACCGGTTCTTGCCGCGGCCGGAATAGTTCTGAGTAGCGCTGGCGCCCCAGATGCCGTAGAAGGGTTCGCCGCCGATGTGTACCGACGTTCCTTCGTCGATCTGGCGCCAGTACTTCGCCTGACTGCGGTCCAGCCAGTTCCTGACGCCGACACCGAAACCCCACGGGCGGATGATCATGTTGCGTTCATGCGCCAGAGCCCAGTCGAGCCGGCCCGTAGAGACGAGTCTCCGGTTCGGCAGTCGCCCATCATCCAAAGCCTGAAGCACCGCAGCCCGAAGCTCACCCGCCAGATCCAGGTTCGCTGCCTTCAAGACCTTCTGGATCTCGTCAGTCACTAGCCCCTGAGCCCTGACCGCATCCGGATCAAAGTAGTGCCCACGAGTGGTGACGGTGATCACGAGACCGTACGCCAGCTGGATCCGCCGGGACGCCCGGCCGTAACGGTCCGTAGGGGTCGTGTGGACCGACATCGACGGCCCGTTGGAGAAGATCCCGTCGGGGATATCCATCTCAGGACTCGCCGAGCTTCGTCACCTGGTTCGAGATGTGATGCAAGACCCGCATCGCGTCCTCGTTGACGGTCCAGTCCTTGTTCGCTGCGCGCACGCAGTCCAAGGTGAAATCGGAAAATACACCGACGCTGGTGAGGACCTTATCCCGGAACCGGCCCTGCTGCTCCGGGGTCAGATCAGGGTAGATCTCACGCTCCGCGTGGCCGAGGATCGACGCAAGGAGCCGTTTGCGCTGGGCGGTGATGAGTTCGCTGACGACGTCGCTCAACTGTTGCTCCCAGGGAAGTCGAGCATGAGGGTCGCCTTGATCGACTGCCATGCCCCCAGATCTGGGTTCGGCTGGTCGCGCACCACGTCCTGGAACTCACCCAGGTAGCCGTCCAGCTCGGCGCCAGTGCCGGCCTCGCGCGGGCGCACATAGCGGGTCCCACCGAGCAGGCCGCGCAGACGGTCCTGAATGTCGGAGGCGATCGCGAGGGCTACGGATTCGTTCTGGCCGAGGATGTCGACGAACAGGACGTGCTCGGCGCGCAGGTAGCCGGCACCGAGCTCCTGCTCAGTGACGTCCGGTTCGCCGCCGTGGGACACAAACACCACGTTCCCCTCAACCTGCTTCAGGTCCGACTCCTTCGGCCCGCGCCGGCTCACCGTGACCGGCTTCGCGCCGAACGGCACCACCGGGCCCATCCAGCTGTAGTCGCGCAGCAGGGTCTCCACGAGTACCTCGAGCGTTGCGCGAACGTGCCTGACTGCGTGGCGGACGTACATCAGACCATGTCCTCCGTCGCGCACTCAAGGATCCACACGCCGACGGAATCCAGATTTGGCTGCATCAGCACCCTCCGGTACAGGTACCTCACGGGAGCGTCCAGGTTGGTGGTGGGCCACAGGTTGACATAGTCGAAGCCCTGGATCTGGGCGTACTCCTCGTCGAGAAGGGTTACCTCGATGTACCCCGGCTGAAGAAGACCGAACGACTTGGTCGCCTCGGAGCGCTCATGCTCCTGGATGACGCACAGGACGCGAGTCTTCGTCTCGCCGGCGGCGGCCATCGACGTCGTCAGGTCCCACGGCACACCGTCAACATCGATGTCGCCGGACAGCACAGGGGTGGCTACCTTGACGAACTGAGGCTGGCGTTCCGGCTGGACAGGCAGGCCCAGAGTCATTGCCGTGCGGATTCCCTGCCGGAAGGCGGCCGCGTCGAAGCCGGCGATGATGGCCGCCATCAGATGAATCCCCCATCCCACGACGCGCTCATCTCAAGCTCGTACGGGAACATCGTTCCGCTGAAGCGCCCCCGCGTGAAGTACGAGTCGATCATGAACGTAGTCGCCCCGGCGCCGCGGCGAGCCTTCTCCAACAGCTCCAGCCGGCGGGCCTGCAGGTATTTCAGGTCTTCAGTGAGAGCGCCCGCGGCCTGCGCGGTCTCCATCTGCACCGGGCCCGCCACGTACTTCGTCATGGACCGCAGACTCCGGATCTGCTGGCGAACCAAGCGCAAGCCTGCGTAGATCACCACGAGCGCGGCGCCAGCCGTCGACAGGTCCGGGGACACCGTCATCGCATCCAAGTTCAGTTCGACTGCGCCGAAGAACCCGTCCAGCTGCGCCTCAGCGAACGCATCCGCGAGGGACGCCTCTATGTCAACGTCCATCGTGAGCGGAAACGCCTGGGTGAAAGCCCCCGGAACGGCCACCTCGCGCTTGTACGCGCCCACCAAGTCCACGAGATCGGTCATACCCCCTAGATCGACCACGAGGCCCCACCCACCGCTGCGTAATCAGCGGGGTGAGACCTCGGGTCCCGGGCGCCCGGTTGGGTCTAGCTGGGTCGTTTTGTCCCGCGGCTGCTAAGCGACGGGCCCGTCAGCCTACCTCAGGAGGAGAAACCCTTCTCTTCCTTGATCTCCTCGTTGGTGCTCGTGCGGACCGTCACGTTGTACGTCTTGGTGATGTAGTCCTTCACGAAGTTGACCTGCGCGACCGACGCCGACGAGTCCGACACGTCGATCAGTGCGCGCAGGCGGAGCACGTTGCGCTCGTCGAGCTTCTTCACCGACGACTGGAATGCCATGCCACTCTTGGCGAGCATCGCGAACAGTGCCTCGTTCGTCAGCGCCTGCTCGGACTGATACTCCGGATCCTGCTCCGCCTCCGCGCGAGCATCCACCCGCACCAGAACCCCGTTCAGGAACGGGTCCGCAGCGGAGTCGAACACGTTCGCGTTGTTCAGCTCGCGGTCCGACTGAGTGATGCGGAACCTCTGGCCCGGCCGCGCCGCGATCGGCTTGTCACGTCCCCGAGTGTCCGTCGTCATGTACCAGACGTTACCCAAGTTCGGGTTCAGCCAGATTTCCTCATCCGCCCGCGCATTGATGCTGTTGACAGCCACGTCCGTGCTCCTTCGTCCAGGTCCTGGGGATCTTGTCTATCAGTGGAATCGACCATCAACCGAACTGCGGGTAGTTCATCTCCCGTTTCAGACGGTCCGTATTCTCATGCAAACGAGCCTGCCACTCACCCGGAAAGTCCTCTTTGAGGTCTGCGATCGCCTGCCGCCGCGCCCGGCCGGAGACGTCATCGCGGGTCATCTCCGGGAACTTCTCCGTCAGATCCTGCGTTGCTGCATGACGGTAGATACCCCACGCGAAGCCGTGTGCGTCCACGAACTGGGTCAGGGCTGCGGTCTTCGCCTTGTCGTGAATGACAACCGCCAGGGTTCGATGCCGGCTCATAGTTTCCTCGGTTCTGGTCAGACGCCTGCCACTGAGGCTAGAGGCGGCAACCTGCGATGTCCCCGTGTGGGCCCTGCCCGGCGCGCTGAGCGACCCGTCAGAACGTCGCGATGGCCAGGCATACAGCAGCGGGCCCCTCCAACCGGAAGGGCCCGCTGCCAGCAATGCTTGGTCTAGCTACGCGCTGAGCACCAGCCGGCGGCAGTACTCCGGGTGGAACGCTGCACCACCGACGTCGCGACGGGACTTGAAGTGGGTGTAATCCACCTTGTCTTCCGTCCACATCTTCACACGGCTACCGCCGTACGTGGCGAACAGGCCGACGTTGCCGCCGAAGACCCAGATCTCGTTGGCCGGCAGGTACGCGATGCCGTCCTCGTCCTGGTAGTTGTCCAGGTTGATGAGGTTGGCACCGAAGAAGGAGCCCATCTGACCCGTACGGGAGATGAGGTCCTGGGTGATGTTGGAGTACGTGGTGAAGTCGAGGATCTTCGCCAGTGCACCCTTGCGACCCACGATGGCGAGCGGCCGCTCGAGCGAGCCGTTCGACGGGCGAGGGACGTCCGAGACGGCGGTGACAGCCGCACGCAGCGCCGCCTCCGTCAGGCCGGTGAGTGTGAGGTCCTCGTACGAAGCCGAACCCGACGGGACCGAGGCCTTCAGCATGGTGAAGATGCGGCGGTTGACCTCCGCGTCCTCCCGCTGCTTGGCCAGGGGGAGAAGGTCCTGGATCGTCTCAGAGTAGTTCGCGCGGACGTTGTCCTCGAACTCCGAAACGTGCCACCCCATCGTGTCCTTCTGGAGCTCCCAGATGTCCGTGGAGATCTGGGACTCGTCGATCTCTCCACCACGGTTGGTGTAGAAGACCTTCATGCCGCGACGCTCGCGGATGGTGACCTGCTCGAACTCACCCACGTTCGTCACGGGGAAGTAGTTCGAGAAGGTATTGTCGAACCGGAACCCATAGTCGAGGGTCTCCGCGATCGTCGCCGCCTGCTCGCGGTGCCAAGCCGAATTGCCCCAGTTTTCCTTGGCCTCAGCGTCCAGCGCCACTCGTGCAGCCGCGTACTCACGTTCCGCCTCAAGGGAGGCGAACTCGCGGGTCTTGAAAGTTCCGGTCTTGATGATCTCACTAAGAACGGTCTTTGCCATGATATTCAATGCCCCCTCTCAGGACAGAAGAACAGCCTCGGCGTACGTCGAGGAGTCGGTGACGGTGACCTTCAGCCCTGCGGTGCCAGGAGCAACCGCCGGAGTCTTGATCCACTTGGTGCCGTCCCACTGGAGGGTGTCCAGCACAGCAACCCCGGTGGCGACGATGACGTTGCGGGCCGCGATCTGGCGCCCATCCCAGCGAGACTGCGCCGGGGTGTTGCGGATCCAGATCTTCTCCCCCGCACCGGACCAGATAGTGGCCAGGTAGCCGTTCTTCGCGACGCCACGCATGTGGGAGTCAAGCTCCGCACCGGTATAGACGCTGTACAGCTCGAACTCCTGGACCAGAAGGCCCGTGATGCCCGACTGGAAACCCGTGCCAGCCGGCGCGAGCTTGATGAATCCGGGTGCCGCCGCATCGATCGTGACGAGATCCCCCTGGTGAAAAACACCAGTCGCGGGAACGCGGTAACGACCCTCACGGGTGGCACTGTCGCCACCGGTGCGGCGGAAGCCGAAGTTGAGGCCGTAGTCAGCCATCAGATTCCCTTCCGGTTCTGCTCGAAGAACGCGCTCGTCTTCGATGCGGTGGACGTGACGGCCACGCCGTGCATGGCGGTTTCACGCGGGGCGTCGGTCTTGACCGGGCCCTTCTCGAGCCCTGCGGTGACCTCAGCCAGTTCGGCGACGTAGCCGTCGAAGGCGTCCTGCTCCATGAGGGCCCAGCGGTTCGCCCGCTCAGGGGTGAACCACTCGTCGGCCTTGTGGGGGAGCGCGGTCCGAACGCCGGCAACGCGGGCGTCCTGCCGGGCGGCGACCTCGCGGTCGTGCTCGATCTCGGTGTTGCGATCGGCGAGGGCCTTCTCGGCGGTCTCCCGGGCAGCAACCTCGAGGTCAAGCTTGTTCTGCAGCTCGGCCTTCTCGGTCTCGTGCACAGCGGCCGTCGCAGTGACCTTCTCAGCGAAGGCCGCGGTCTCGCCGACCTCCTCCTTCTTAGCTGCGTCGAGCTGCTTCTTGCAGTCGGCGAGCTGGGCGGTCAGGGCGTCGACCTTGGCCTGCAGATCCTTCACGGTCACAGCCGCTGCAGCACCTTCACGGCTGACGGTGCTCGCCAGAATTGCGACGTGCTCCTCTTCGGTGAACGTGCGCGACTCGGCGATCTCGCGCTCATAGGTCGCGGTTTCCCGCCGAAGCGGGAGTTCGATGTTCGTCGGCATGAGCCATACCTCCTCGGGTTTTCTCGTGGGCCGGTATGCCTCGGCCATCGGAGAGTTGCATCGACAACACGAAGCCCCGACGCTCTGAAGAGTCCTTCAGAACGTCGGGGCGCAAACGTGCGGTGATGCCTAGGAGGTGGAGCGGGCACTCCACTGCATGATCTGGGCAATCATGTTGTGGGCGACGTCGTCGTCAATGCCAGCGATCGTGAGGTTCCCGCTGGACGTCTGACCTTCCACGATCGAAGCCGCCTGACGCTGAGAGTCGAGGCTGAGCTTGAGTCCAAGGTCCGCGTTCGCCCAACCTGGCTCGACGGGCGGGACGATCACCGCGGCACCCTGGAAGATGGGGTTGACGAACCGGCGGTGCGACGCGCGCTCACGGAGATGAGCGCAGACGTTGTCCGCCTTGTGCTGGTAGTCGAGATAAGAAACCTTGCTGCCGCACCCGTTCGGGCCCACGCACGCCACCTCCTGGGAGATGCACTCCATGGAGAGCCATGCCTTGCCTGCAGTTGCGTAGTCCTGGACGGCGGCAACCTCGCGGGGGAAGATCCAGCCCCACATGGTCGCTTCGGTGCGGATGTGCGGACCCATGCTCGGTGAGCCGGCCGCAGCTTCCCGAGCATTCACCAAGACCGGATCGAAGAGGGAGCCAACAATCTTGGTCTCCTCATGCAGCCAGTTCAGCGGTCCACGACCCACTGACGGCAGACCAAACTCCAGGTCGCCCTGAGTCCAGAACGCCCCGTTGCGGTTCGCGTGCTCAGCTTCGACGAGGCGCCCGGTCAGGTTGAGGATGAAGTCACCCGCACTGACGGTGCCAGCCGTCTCGGCGTCGAACGGGGTGGAGACGATGACACGGTTGGTGTCCTTGTTCTCTACGGCGAACGCGGGCGGGTTCTGCACGGCCGGCACCGAGACGACCGCAGGCCCCGTAGGGCGCGTGCGGACGGTCGGCCGCCGAGCACGTAGCCGGTCCCGGATATCGATCACTGACTCAGCCATGGCCGTCCTCACTGCTTCGCTGTCGATGGGGCGCCAGTAGCGGTCCGCGGCTTCATAGCCCCTTGCGCTGACGTCTTCGATGTGCCCCCGCCAGCTGGCCGCCCACCCTGGGCGCCCGTTACCGCCGGCGGCACTCCACCAGAGCCATCGCCACTATTCGGCAGAGCATCCTTTGCCGGCCCGTTCGCGGGGGAGTTGAACGGCACTGCCTGCTTCCAGGTCGGGTAAAGCTCAGCGGACCGCACCCGCCGCTGAGCCTCGATGTCCTCGTCGAAGCCCAACCATTCGAGGAACGACGGCCGTGAGATCTCCTCGGACTGACGGGCAGTGGTGATGGCCGCGATCATCAGCGCATCCGAGTCAAGCTGGACATGGCGCGGGGTGAACGCCAACGCCGGCTTCTCGTCAGGCTTGAACGAGGCCAACACGGCGGCGTTGCGGGGATGAGCCCAGATGGCGTCGCGGATCTTGTCCTCGACCATGCGGGACATCATCTGGCGGCGGTTCTCCAGACCCCGGGCGATCATCCGTGAGGTGACCTGGGACTGCTCCTTGCCCATCGTGACCCGCAGCAAGTTGAGCGCCTTCGCGGCGATCCGCTCGTCGAGCAGGTTGTACCGGTCGGGCTGCAGGGTGTAGTCAACCTTTGGGGTGATGATGTCGATCTGCAGCCGGTGATCTGCGACGATGACAGGCAACCGTGCGATGACCTTGAAGTTCTCCTTCAGGTTGGAGAGCTCCTCAGTGGTGCCCGGCTGGACGTCGGTGCCCTGGCGGACGAGCAGAATGTAGTTCGCTGCCCCGACCAGGTTGACCCGGTCCGATTCCATCAACTGCTGCTTCATGTCCAGAAGACGGAACGTTGAGCGCAGCCGCACGTCAGCGAAACGCTCGAAGGAAGACTTGGTCACACAGTGACGCCATACCCGGTCCGGGTTGAACTCGAGCAGCGAGGCGGGGTTGACGCCCAGATGGGTGAGTTCGCCCTGCTCCGTCTCGCTGGGTGCGTAGCGGCCCAGGAAAAGTTCGGTCATGACCGAGTCGAACGTCAGCTCAGCGTCGCCGGTGAAGATGGACATCTCGTCCTTGGCAGCGTTCCACGCCATCCGGTCCTCGCCGAAGATGCTCATCCCGACTGGCACGCACTTGAGCGGGTCCAGCGTGATGATCTGGGTCGGCACCCACAGCGTGATCGGCTTCCGCTTCGGTGAGCCCTTCTTCCTCGAGCGCGGCAGGTAGGACCGCCAGCCCCACCATGCCGCAGAGACCGACTGGGAGTACGTGAACAGCTCGCGATACAGGACCCGCAGGTAGTTGTCCAGGTTGATGGTCGCGTTGTGCTGGTTGAAGACGTCCGCGAGGTCCTCGTTGGAGGACTCCCAGTGGACCTCCTGCAGGATCAAGCCCTCGGTGAGCTCTGCGGCAGCGGAGATGATGTCGTCGTCACCCACGGCGCCGCGCGCCGTCCGCATCTGCTCGTACGGGTTGTCCGATGCGGCGTACTTGGAGGGGTTGAACAGGCTCGACCGGCCGCTGCGGGCCCTCGTCTCGTTGGTCCACGACGACAGCTTCCGGGACAGTTCCCGGAGGGTGGGACTGATCGCGACGTCATCCACCCCGGACTGGTTGATGACGGAGATCTCACCAAGCGCATTAACGAAGTCGGTATCCATTACGTGAGCCCCCCGAGCATCGCGATTTCCTGCCTAGCTGACTCTATGAGCCTGGACGCGATCTTGAACTGAACAGATAATTCATCTTGGTACCTCTGGACCTGCATGGTTCTAACTCTCAATAGCTGACGGTCCAAACCTTCCGCGCGGTGCAGGAGCACGCACATCTCCGTCAGACGCGCCCCGTAGGCGCTGCACTCTCTCAAAACCTGATCAGGTGCACGATCCCAGAAGCCGCGCATCGCGCCGGCGATGTCGTCCAGCTCGTCCTCGATCTGCTGGCGGTTGCCCAGCCCGCCACGTAGGACGGCCATCTCAGGGTTCGCGGAGTACGCCGGCTCGTAGGTGGACGTCGTGGTGACCACGTCACGTCGCACCGTGACCGTGCTGGGACGCAGTGGGGTGTCGTCCTCGACGACGCTCTTCGGCATACCGCAGGCATCGACAACGAAGCCGAACGAAGCCGAACGAGGCCGATCAAGGCCGAACCTGGTCACGCGCCCGTGGTCCACGTAGACGCGAAGGTAGACAGATAGGTCTATGATCGAACGATGACAGACACGACAACGATCCGAGTCAAGACCACCACCCGAGACCGGATTCGGACACTCGGTGGCGGACGCAGCGCCGACGACGTGATCCTCGCCGCCCTCAACGAACTGGAACGCCGCCGCATCAACGACCTTATGCGCGAGCAGTCCCTGGCCATCAGCCGAGACCCCGCGGAGCTCGCCGAAGCTCAAGCCATCGCAGAAGATCTTGAGTACGCCCGTGCGTGGTGACGTACATGAGTTGAAGAACCCGAAGGCAAGCATCGGCAACGAGCAGCGCGGCAAGCGGTACGCCGTCATCATCCAGTCGGACAGCCTCATGATCTCAACGACCCTGGTCGCCCCAACGTCGACCAGTGCGACACCTGCCGTGTTCCGACCCGAGATCACCCTCCTCGGCCAAAGGACCTGCGTCCAGGTCGAACAGGCCACCGCCGTCGCACCATCCCAGCTAGGCAAACTCGTCGGACACGCCACGCTTCGTGAGATGCAGGATATCGAAGCAGCGCTGCACCTCGTGCTCAACCTCTGACCGCTCCTAGAAGAACTGTGCCAGCACCGGCGCCGGTGCCTTCGGCTTCTCCAGGAGTGCCTCGATCTGCTCCAGATCCTTCGCCGCGGCATACATACGAGCGGCATCGAGAGAGTGGCAGTTGCCGACCCCCCCGTACCGGCGCACCACACCGTCGTCGGAGGGGGAGGTTTTTACGATGTACGACGTCTGGCCGTTCCACTCACCGATCAGCTCGTCATCGAACGGCAACTCGATCGTCTTGGTATCGACCCGTTTCCTTAGAGCATCGGTCGAAAAATCCTTTATGTTACGAATTATTACCAGATCCTCGGGCTTCTCACCCCGCTTGAGTTCGCGAGTGTCGAACGCTACGGGCTTCTTCTCAGAGAAGTTGTACCCCGCAAGGCGCGGTCCGATGCTCGTGTTCTCCTTCAATATCTGCCACAACGGCAATCCGTTGCCCGTATTATGGGTCAGAATATGGCTACGAGTCACGTACAGGTGGTCGGCGGCTTCAACGCGGATACATACAGATTTCTCTTCGCCGTCCGGCTCGATCGTATCGACGAAGCGATGGAAACGTGCGGCCGAACGCGGGGTGCACGCATCTGCCTTGCGTGGAAGGCGGAACGGATTAACGCCAGGCGGAACACCCAGAGAAACCGCGTAGACGTCATGCCAGGGGAGTCCGGTCGAGTCACTCTTCGTGGCTGAGCGATCTACACGGCTGATCCTCGCGTACCCGCCAAGCGACTCAATGAGCTCCATGACTCCGCGAGCGAGGGCCTCCGACGTGATCTTGATCCCAACATAGCCAGCACTATTCTTATTCGGAGTCACGAATCCATCGGTATCCATGATTCCCTGAAGGAGCGCGAGTCGCTGGCTAGACGAGGCCCGCAGATACTCCTCCGGGACATGCTTCTCATAGGCCGACTTGCCCGCCAACCCGAGACCGTCCAACGCAGCAAATACCATGTTGCGCTGGACGAAGCACCCCGTGCCAGGGTCGCGACCATGACCACGGCCCCCTACGGATTGAATGCCGTAGTCGTACCGTCCTTCGTACTTGACCTCATGCCCGGCCGGAAGAAGACGGCGTACCTCATCAACGACAAACGGATCGGCATTCGCGAAACGAACGGAATGCTTACGAATGTTGCCGTCGCCCAGCAGAACACCAAGAAGGTACGGGTCCAGCGGTAGGTCCAGTTCCGGCATCTCAGCCGGCGCCGACATCAGCGGCACAATCCACTGACGCGGCTGCCCCTTAGTTTTCAACTGCTCCGTCAACAGCTTTAGTTGCTGGGCTGTCACCGTAATCGGATCGCGCTTTGGATACTTGGTACTCTCTACGGTCCACAGATGCTCCGGACCGCACCGCGTCCAGGAACCATCAGTGAAAGTCACCCTCATGACCCGACGATCATTCTGGGGGTACACCCCCGTGATACGCGTGGGCATGCCATCGGAGCCCACCGCATAGTCATCAACCTTCAGATCACCTATCGGCTTCCAGCCCAGCGGGGTCAGGACCGGCTCACTGACCGGCTGCATTTTGTCCATGCCATACCTGCGTAGCCGGGGACCGTAGAAGTCGAACAGGAACTTGATGGCCCTGGCCTGGTCGCCCGCGGTGATGCGCTCGAGGCGCAGACGGAGCAGTAGACGGTCCAGGTTCTTGCCCTTCACGGTCCCGAAGATGAGGATCTCGGATGGGTCGTTGGTGTAGCCCACATCTTGGCCTCCCCAGAACGATGAATACTCGTCACCCAGGTGCGCGTAGTTCATCTCCAGGAGTGACTCAATCCCACTGGCTCGCTCCACGAGGACGTCGGAGATCTTCAGGAGGTTGTACACCTCATCGTTGTACTGGGTAGCCCACGGTGACTCGTTGCGACGGCAGCACGCCATGAGGCGAGCTGTGACGAAGAGGACTGATCCGGACTCGCTGGGCAGACCAAGGATGTTGCGTTGATAGTCGGGGTGGCTCTCGTCGCCACCGTACTGGGCGATCTTGATCTGACGCTCTTCGTCGGTCCAGGTGGGGCGGTGAGCGGCGATGTAGTGCAGCACCTGAAACTTGAACTTGTCGTTTCCGCCCTTATTCTGGGTCAAGGTGTAGTGCAGGTCACGACCAACACCCTTAGAGACGCCGTGGTTCCGCCAACTCATGCCTGGTGCGTTTGTCTTCACGGTCTCGATGAGTTCCGTATACCCGGCGAGCGGCATATCCTGAAGTTCGTCGACTTCCAGGATTACAGGGTGCGGGCCTTTGAGCCCTCGACCGTCCTTGTTAGGTAGACGCGTCATTATCTGCGCCCTGTTGACGAACGTCATCGTCCAATGAGGCGTCTTCTTAAGCCCCCGATTAATACCACGGGGGCGCATTTCATTAAGAAGCCTATAGCGATCAAACGCATTTTCGACTTTTGATGTCAAAAGGTCAAGGTGGTTCAACTCAGGTGCAGTAATGAGCATCTCCTGGCCGGGCTGGTTGAAGACGAAGTAGATTGCCTTCCAGACGACCGAAAGCGAGTTGTGCGTGGGGACCAAGCCGTGACCCGCCAGGAACAGATGAGACGGTGAGGACACGGTGATACACCGCACCGGCACGGAGGCTACCGGCGTGACAGAGCAGATGCGCCGGTGGCCGGTCACGGTAGGTCCAGCCTTCACAGGGCGCCAGGCGTCCATCTTGCGGGGGAGCAGAGCTGGGTTGTGGCGCGCGCGCCACGTGACGCGATAGACAATGCCGCAGTCCTTGTCTCCGATGAACGCGCGCTTGGAGTGAATGCTGGGCTTTTCTCCAAGCGTGCGTAGAAGTTCCTGTACCGCTAGAGCCAAGCGATGCGACTTCTGTACGAGTTCACAAACCATCGTGCGTGGGTCAATGTAACCATCCGTGTCGAAGAACCCGGCCATGAGGGCGCGGCGCTGAGCCTCCGATGCGCGAAGGTACATCACCGGAACATGCTTATTACACAACACCGTCAGGTCGCGCAGTGCGCGATGAGTGTCGCCTAAATGACCCTTATTGAACCCGTACCTAGATGCCCTTCCCTGGCCTGACGAGGCATGTGACGCTAAATGGTAGCCCCGATCCAAGAACTGCTGCAAGATGGGCCCGTCCATCGAGGTAATAATCGGACTGTTGCTGTCCCCATCCCCGAGCCAAGCTCCCAGGATGTATGGATCTATGGGAAGTTCAACATCTGCGGACCGCAGGGGCTCGGCCAGGGGGATACTGTGGTTGTGCTCCCGGGCAGCGGCAGTAGTGAGCAGAGAATCTCGAATCGCCAACGTGGTACGGATCTTCGGGACAGACAGTGCCTCTGCAGGCGGTCGCCGGTGCAGGAGAGCCCAGGCGCCGGTGTGCTCCTTGTATCCGAGCGCCTTCGAGATCTGGGTGTAGTCCTGACCGGCTGCGCGCATCTCGAAGGCTCGGTCGTACAGGACTTGACGGTCACGGTGCCCCTGCTGCCTGCCGCGAGCAGTAGCCACTCGCGCCGACTTATCCCAAGTGAGCCACTCATGCAGCTCGTCGGCGACGATGGTCGTGCCGTCGTCAAACGTCACCTCGTAGCAGGGCCGATCGCGCTGGACCGGATGAGCATCTACAACGACGGCAGCCGAGCCTGTTTCGTCGTAGACAAGATCCCCTGCCTGGAGCTCGCCCATGGTGGTCCAGCCAGCAGGGGTAGGGATCGCGGTGTCGAGAGCGAGCGCCTTGCCTGTGGCGCGCGCCATTGCATCGACCGTGTACGCGGACTCCGCGTGAGACCACGGCCATTGAAAATCCCACAGGCGGTAGCACCCGTCAGGAGACTCCTCCTCGTCGACGAAAAGGAACTCGGCAAGGTCTACGCCGGTTGGATCCTCAAGGATCGCAAGGAGGGATGCTTCGTCGGGCGTGAGTCGTTCGAGTGCTGTCACACCTCAGGGATCGACCTGATGGGCTTAGCGCAGGGTAACCGCGGTATTCCGTCTATCTTTAACCGGGTTGACCAGGATCTTGTAGGCCGTGATTGACGCTGTCGGCCGGTCGTTGAACGCCTTCGTGACCGCCTGGGCGATCTTCATCTGCCGGTACTCCAAGAAGTACGCGGGGGACACCTTCGCGGCCGCGGCCACCTGCTCAAGTTTCCCGCACGACAGCGGTTCGACGCCGTGAACCATGCGGTGCAGTGATGCCACGTTGAAGCCGGCCCGGCCGGCGAACCCGCGCAAGGACGGCTTCAGGAACGCGTGGATGGCCACCGTGAAGGGCTCCGTGGTGAACCGCGGCCACAGGACATCGTGGACATCCTGCATGGTGCGCGGGTGAGGGCTGGTCATCTTGCCCTTGGCGCGCGGGTCGCGTTCCTCGGTATCGATGTTGAGGAAGATAGCCTGTAGCACCGCCGCGAAGGAGGCTGGGACCTGGTTGAACAAGTCCTCCCACGCACGAATGTCGGGCTCCCGGGTCATCGCGCCTTCTTTCGCTTCGGGTCGCGATCCAATTTTCGGTGACACGAAATGCACTTAGGCGTATATCGGTCAAAATCCAGCGAAAAAGCCGCTATGACCCCACTGCCCCTATATGTCTCGGCGAGCATTTCGCTGGCGTCGGTATGATCGTAAGACCATTCCTTTGCGGGAGATCCGCAGGCACAGACTTGATCCTTTGCGTTCCCCTTCGCCTTACGGAAAAGTTTGTGTACAGATACGTAAGTCGGAACGTTATTTGCCAGCCGCTTATCTCTCGCAGCCCGAGAGGCACACTCTGACCTCAGGGCAAGTTGCTCCTTGGCGTAGCATCCGCACGAGGTCGTATCGCCGGATCGTAAACTATGTATCATGACCTGAACCTCATTACCACAGTCGCACCTAGCCAGCACATGCCGCCCAGTGCGAACTCGCGGTTGGTCATCAAGCACGACGATAAGGCGACCGTATCGGTCGCCGACAAAATCGGCCCGCTTCCCGCCGCGATTATGGTCACTTTTCAAGCATCCGCAGGACCTTGTGCCAAAACCGACATTATTACTGCCTGCCCGGAGGCTAGAACTGATAACGACCACCTCAGAGCCGCAGTCGCAAATGCAGCGCCACTCGGCCTTTTCATGCCTTGTGCCTACTCGTTCGATAACAGTCAACCTGCCCACGCGTTGGCCGCGCCAATCAACCGCTGGGCGCCCCAGTGCGCTCATAAGCTACCCACCCATGTCCGCTGACTGGTTGATCTGAACTCATCATCGATCTTCTCGAAGCGGGGGATGAACTCATCCTCCACCCACTTGACGATGTCGGCCTCGCTCTCTATGCCGACCACGCGGCGTTCCACCGCGTTCATGCGCCGGTAGGAGAGGACGATGGACTTCAGTTCCTTGGCCAGAACCATCGCCATCACAGACTGCTTCGAGCGCATGATTCCAAATTCGCCGGCGCGCTTTTTCAACTCGGCGATGTACTCCGGCACAGAGCCCTGGGATGCGTCACGGGACTCGCGGGTGAGACCGAGCTTCGTCTTCAGCTCCATGATGATCTTGGCGCCGTCGTTCTTGTTCCGGCGAAACTGCTCGTCCTGGGAGGCTGTCAGCCAGGCCCCGTCGTAGTCCTTGCCGCGGGCCATCCACACGGTCCACCGGTAGTCCAGCAGCTCGAAGAAGAGCACCTTGTCCAGGTCGGCGAGGTCGGTGACGGCGGTGAACTTGTTCTCGAGCAGATACGCCTTCTTGTGGGAGTTGTAGAACCTACCCTCGGGGTCGCCCTGGATCTCAATCACCGACCCGGTGGGCTGGGTGACCCGCACCGTCTTCACGGTGGTCGATGAGACTACTTTCGCGCCTGTTGGAGCGCTCAGGGCTACGCCTTTTCGGCGCCCACTACCGATTCCACCCACTGGTTCCCCCCTGCTCTCCGTACCGTCCCTAGTTACGGTACGGAGAGATGGGTTCTTGTCCAGCAGTGGGAACGAGCTCGCGCTAAGCGGTGGGCGCAGGCGCGTCGGCGACGAACTGGTCGCCCTCGATGTGCCCGGTGACGCTCCACCCGCACGCACCGTGGGTGAGTCGCAGAATCTTGTGCACGCTGGCCTTTACCTGCGCGCCAGCGAGCGAGTACGTCCCGAGCGGCTTGGCGAGGAACGCCTCCCTGATCTCGAACGTCGGATCAGTGCGGGAGGTGGCGCCGCACGACGGGCAGGTAGCCATTTCAGTCCTCTCGATGTGTCATAGCGGGACAGTTGATCAGGCGCTTAACGCTGCTCGGGGTCGTCAGGCGTGTAGTTGATGCCGTACTCGTCCCGGATACCGATGCGGCACTTTGTGTGCGCTGCGAGGAAGTGGGACGAGTGGGAGCGGAAGTACGCGTCCATGTCGCAGTCGTCGACCGAGGACGGCGCGTAGTAGTCCTGATTCGCTGCCACCGCCTCGCGATCCGCGATCTCAGCGCGGACGCGCGGCACGTCGGACAAGTGCTGCCCGGACTCGTCGTCCGCGCGCAGCGGCGGGTCGTGGTCGAGGCATTCGAGGTAGATGTAGGTGCTCATCACTCTCTCCTTGGACGTTGCATAGCGGGCATGAGCAGACGCTATGCGTTGGTCACTGAGACTGGTAGCGATACCGCTCTTTGTCGGCACCGAGTTCGTCCATCTGCTCTTGGGTCAGGTCGCTTAGCGGGACGATGGTTTTCGTCGTGGTGTCGATCATCCAGATGGGTGGCATTTTCATCGGATCTCCGCTTTCTCGCAGGCGCTAAACGGTGTCGTCGTCGCCCGCGTTTTCGGCATCGACGTCAGTGGGGGTACGGAGGCATGAG